CAGATGGCGGTGCGCACCTGCTCGCTGGCGCACTCGGCCAGCTGGTGCACCTGCTCCATGGTCAGGTAGACGGTGCGCTGGTTGTTCTCGGGCAGTCGCTTGACCAGGCCGCTGTAGTCCACCGGCGCGCGTCCGCGCTGCCAGGCATCGGCCAGTGCCTTCTTCAGTGCGCCCAGGCTGCGGTTGATGGTGGCCGGCGCATACGCTGGCTGCAGATCGCTGACGATGGCGGCAGCCACCTCGCGCACTTCGCTGGCTCTGCGGCCCTCAATCCACCGGCCTATGCGGTAAGCGTGGTGGCGCGCCGTCTCGGGGCTGCGCAGGGTGCCGGCGTGGCGCTCGGTGTAGTCGGCCAGCAGCTCGCTGAGCAGCGGGTCGCCAGGGATGTTGGGCTGCCGCGTCTTGGCTTGAGCGTGCAGCGCGCGCGTCAGCTCTGCCTCGAGGAGCTTGGCATCACCCGAACTTGCGCCCGCCGGTAAGCGTCGGTGTAGGCGGCGACGGCCGACGCAAGCCTCTGCGTGCCAACGCCCGGAGTTGTCTTTTCTGATGGGCATGATCCTGCGCGCTCTCTGGTCCAGTCCAACACGGCCTGCAGATCAAACCTGCGGCGGGAGCCAACGAGCATACTCGGGCAGCCGTCCAGGATCATGCGCGCGACGGTGCGCTCGCTGGTGCGCAGGTGCGCGGCCAATTCTGCCGGTGTCAACAGTCCGTTCATTGCGCGGCCTCCGTGGGTGACGGGTGTCCATCATTGACCAGCCTGTTCCCGTCCTCGATCGCTGCGCGCAGGCACTGTTGGCCGTGGACGCGGTGTACGGCGCCGCTCGGGTCGCGCACGAGCTCGAAGTAGAAGAGGCCCTTGCCACGGCCGGGCGCGCGCTTGAGCTGGTGGTTGCAGACCCAGCAGAACGTGGGGGCGCCGGTGCCCTGGCGCGAGGGCTTGGCGCGGCTGCCGCCCCCGCTCACGACAGCCTCCAGAAGATGCCCGTGCCGGCCTGCTGGTCGGCTTGTTTTGGTTCACCCATGGCTTTTCTCCAGTTCAAACAACGTCTCTGCCAGCGGCTTGCCGCAGTAGCAGCAGTGCTTCATGTGGTTGTCTTTGGGCGTGCCCTCGTTCAGCGAGAAGTAACGGTGCCTGCCGCACGACGCCATCCAGGTGTCCGAATCCTCGTCGGTCTGCACCCACTCGCACTTGTCGGGCTTCTCTAATGCGGCGCGCAGGGCATCTCGCGCCCGATGCACGTACCACGCGGTGCTGGCCTCGGCGGGCACCTGCGGGCCGCCAAACTTCTGAGTCAGTGGCTCGACGTAGCTGTCGAACATCTCCAGCGCCTCCAGCGCCTGCTGGGCGGTGGCGGCGTCGATGGATGGGGCAGCGCGCGGGTGGGGCGCCGAGGCCACTGCTGCAGATGATTCACCGGCGGGGTCTCCCGCCGGGGCTTGGGCGCCCCAAAATTTCAGCAGTTCCTGATTCACGCTGCGCAACCCCTGATTCACGCTGTGAAACCGCCGCAGTTCAGCTGCTGCTTTCATGACGTCATCGTGATCGTAGTTCCCACGTTCCAGCCAATCAGACAGCGTCAGGGCTTTGGGCTGTGTTGTCATGCTTCGATGCCTCCGAGTTCGGCGGTGAGTTGGCGCGCCAGGCGGTGGGCGCCTTGGGCGTGGGCTTCGGCGCGGATCTGCAGGCTTTGCAGTTCGGCGTGGTACAGGTGGGCCAGGGCGTGGCCGAGGGTGCCTTGGCGCACGGCGTGCAGGGCCAGGGGCAGCAGCAGGCGCGGGGCGTTGGCGGGGCCGCACTGGGCGTGGTGGGCGACGCGGCGCTGCAGGTGGGTGCGCACCAGGTCGTAGGCTTCGCGGGCCATGGCCCAGGCGCGCTCGTCGATCAGGGCGGAAAGCTCTGGGGGCAGGGGCAGGCCGGGATCGCTCTGGCCGGTGAGCAGCAGGGTGCGCACGTCGATGCAGGGCAGCGGGGCGGGCAGCGCGGGGGCATCGGCTTCTTCGGGCTGGCCCGCGGCGCCCGGGCCCTGCGGCGGGGTGCCGCCGTGGCCCTGGCCGGCGCTGGCGGCGGCGCCGGCCGCGCCGAAGTGGCGGGCCAGCACGTCGAAGCACTCGCGCTGGTACTGCACCAGGCGCTCGCGCAGCTCGGGCCTGACCCGGCTGGCCTGGATGCCGAACAGCCAGCCGTTGAGCATGGACAGGGGGAGGCAGGCGGTTTGCTGATCGCCGCCGGCTGAAGGCGTAGCCGTAACGGCTACCCCTTGGGACAGGACCGGGTGGCGATGAATGCGTCGAGTCTGCGCTTGCACATCGAGCCCGAGCGCTTCGCACAGCGAACGGACCGAGACATGGGGCAAGCCGTCGACGAGAACGGCCAGGATAGTCGCGCCGTGCAGCGCGACGGGGACAAGGGATTCAGCCATGATGGCCTCCAGGGTTCCAGGCGGATCAACCGCTGCAACCCTCCCTGCCAAGAGAAGGCGGCAGCCCGAAGCGAGGTTGGCAGACCGGGGAACCCGCGGAGCGGAAGCCGGCAGGCCTTGCGGCCTCCTCGCCCGGGCCGCCATAGAAACAGGCGTGCTCAGGCACGAAAAAGGCCGCGATCCTGCGGTGAGGTGCGGCCTTGAGCCGCGGATTCCACCGGGCTGCCAAGCCCGCATCCCCGATGTGCGAGGACGGGCGGAGTGTGCCACACGTGGGCGCAGCGAGGCAACAGCCGTGTTGCGTTGCTCTTGCGGAGTACAACAGAAGTGTTTAACATTAAGCCCATGAACTCGAAGCAGATGAAGAAGTGGCTGGAGCAGCAAGGCGCCACTTTTCAGCCCGGCAAGGGCTCGCATCTGAAAGTTTTCCTGAACGGCAAGCAGTCCACGCTGCCCATGCACGGCACCGCCGAACTGGGCAAGGGGCTTGAAGCCGCGATCAAGCGTCAACTCGGACTGAAGTGAGGCCGCCCCATGTTCGACTACCCCGTGATCCTGACCCCGGACGGCAACACCGTGCTGGTGACCTTCCCCGACGTGCCCGAGGCGCTGACCTTCGGCGCCGATGAAGACGAAGCGCTTCTGCAGGCTGTCGATGCGCTGGAGACGGCCCTGTCGTTCTACGTGGAGGCGCGCAAGCCGCTGCCCGTACCCAGCAAGGCCAAGCGTGGGCAGCGCACCGTGCGCCCATCGGCCTTGGAAGGCGCGAAGCTGGGGGTGTACCAAGCCATGACCGAGCAAGGCGTCAAGAAGGCTGAACTCGCCCGGCGCCTGGGCTGGCACATGCCGCAGGTGGATCGGCTCCTTGACCTGCGCCACGCCTCGCGGCTGGACCAGATCGAAGCCGCGGCGCGGGTGCTTGGCCGGCACTTGGAGGTGAGGGTGGCTTGAGCCATGACCGACAAGATCAAGATCACAGATCTGCGGGTGTTCGACCCCACCGAGTACCTGGGTGACGACGAGGCGGTGGCCGAGTACCTTTTGGCCATGTTGGAAGAGAACAACCCGGGCTTGCTGGCCCAGGCTCTGGGTGACATTGCCAGAGCCCGAGGCATGACGCAGATGGCGCAGGCAGCGGGCCTGAGCCGCGAGGCGCTGTACAAGGCGCTGCGCGCCGATTCCAGCCCGCGTTTCGACACCATCGCCCGCGTGTGCCGGGCGCTGGGGGTCAAGCTGGTGGCGCAACCCATCGACGCGCACGCGGCGTAGGGCGCGCGGGAGGGTGGCGGCCAGGCGGTGCAGCGGGCTGAGATTGCATCGGCCATGCCGCTGACGCCGGCGCAGCTCGAGCACTTCCGGGCCATCGGCGCGGCCGGCGTGAAGCTGGAGATGGCGCGGGGGCTGCATGGCCAGCCTTACGACTCGCGCACCTGGGTGGAGGCTGCAACCTGGGTGGAAGCCGAGCTGCTGAGGATGTCGCAGGAACTCGAGGAGCGGCGCGAATCGCGCTCCGACCGCATGACCGAGATCGCCGCTTCGAGCTTGGAAGCCTCCAGGTCGGCGGCCGCGGCGGCCGAGCGCGCCTCGGCGGCGGCCGAGCGCCAAGCGAGGTGGGCCATGATTGCAGCGATCATCGCGGCGATGGCCGCGATCATGGCGATGACGGAAAGTATGGCGCTGATCATGGGGTGGCTTTCGAGGTGGGTTGGGGAATGCGAGGCTGCTGCTGCATGGGCGGCGGAAGCTCCAGCAAAGCCTTGGTCTGGCGCTTGAATTCGTCGTTGATCGCCATCGTCAGCCGCCGCTGCACGGCCTGCTTGTGCACCAGCACGGGGTCTTCGGTTATGACGCGGTCGCTGCGTCTGGCCGAGCGCACGATCTCGCGCAGCCCGCGCTTGCTGCCAGACAGGCCGGCATCCACGCGCTCTTCGTCGTTCAAAACCCGATAGCCGATGCCGGGCACTGACTGGATGTCGATGTTGTGCCTGTCCAGCAAGGTCTTGCGCCACGCGGCAACCACGGTCTTGTAGCGCTGGCTGCCGTACCTGACGGTGACCAGCGCGTCCTCCATTTCAGCGTGCGTGATCTGCAGCCCGGGTTGCAGCGCGCCGAATGCATCGAGCAGCTTGCGCACATCGGGTCCGCTGGGCATGCCGCGGAAAATGTTCTGCGTGTTGGTGGTGTTCATGTCGTGCTTCGAGTTGATGCGCATAGCGCCCCTGCCTGGCTCTGCCGCGCCCCGCCCCGCCCCGCCCTGCCTCGCCCCGCCAGGCCCTGCCAGGCCAGGCCGCGCCGCTACTTACCCTTCGCGAATCTGCGCCGTGAACATGCCAAAGCTGCCCGGCGTGCGGCCGCCGGGGCGCCAGTCGCCCAGGCCCTTGTACTGGCCGGCGTAGCTGAGGATGTCGGCCAGCACGCGGTCGGTGATCTGCTCGTCCCAGACGTTGATGGTGCCGTGCGCGGACCAGGTTTCGAACATCGGGCGCACGCGGATGTGTTTGCTGGCACCGATCTTGGCCCGCTTGACGTGCAACCGGAAGCCGAGTTCGGTGGCGCGCGCCTTGTGCAGCGCAAAGTCTTTGACTTCCATGAGGGGCTGGATGTCGCTGATCTTGACGTTGGCGCCCTTGATGTCAATGGGCCAGTAGGGCTCTGCGACCATCATCCCGGACTGACTCTGCGCCTTGAAGGTCTTGCCGCTTTTGCCGCCCGGCACCGGCACCATGGCGCCGCCCTCCATGAAGGCGCGCATGAGGTTGTCGCTGGGCAGGGCCACCAGGCGGCCGTCGCTGTAGAGGTTGCCGATCCAGCGCCACGCGGGTGATCGGTCGTCGCCGGCTTTACTTTCGCGCTTGTTGCCTGGGTCGTTCTTCCAGGCTTCGAGCCGGTCGGCCCACTCGATGTTGTCGGGGTGCATCAGCAGCGGGGTGCTGCCGGTGATCGTGATGTCGTAGCGTCTCATGTCGTCACTCCTTGACGTTGTTGAGGTGATGAATGCCGCGTCGCACGACTTGTGCGCATGGCGCCCCTGCCTGGCTCTGCCACGCCCAGCTCTGCCCAGCCCAGCGGCGCCCGGCCTTGATGGGTATGTGGGTGTTGCCACTGGGTAGCGCGCCATGACGCGCTGCCCGCTGAAAACAGCCCTTGCCTGGCCCCGCCTTGCCAGGCCACGCCCGGCCCCGCCGCGCCCTGCCAAGCCGCAAAGCTCATCGTTCAGTCTTTCAGCGCCACAGCCCCACCAGGTGCGCGCCGTCGCCGCGAGGGGCTTCGGGTGGCGTGGGGGCCTGGGTGGGCGGGCTGCGGTGCCTGCTGGATGTCAGCGTCGGCATGCGCAGGCCCGCTGGGGCATGCTCGGCGCTGACGTAGACGCGCTGGCAGCGCAGGCACAGGCGGCGGCGCCAGACGCTGCCCTCGTGAGGTCGGCTTTCCAGCACGCGGCTGCGGGTGGGCTGCTCGCAATGCGGGCAGTGCACTCCGGTGGCGGCGGCCTTCATGAGCCCATCCACCCCGGGTAGGCCGAGCCCAGCGGCGCCCAGGCCTTGCCGGTGCGAATCTTCTGGGCTGCGCTCTTGCTGATGCCCAGCTCGCGCGCGATGGCTGCGCCGTTGTCGGCGGCGCGGATGCGGTCGACGTCGGTCTGCGTGAGCTTGCCGTTCTTGCGGCGGGCGGCGGCGATCTTGACGCGGCGCAGCAGGCTGTTCCAGGCGCCTGTCTTGGCGGCGTCCCTGCCGATCTGGCGCACGGTGCGCAGCCGGATGTGATCCAGGCTGATGCAGCGCGGCTCGCCGCAGGTGCAGCGCGGATGCAGGCCCTGGGGGATGTCGCCGCGGCTGAGTTGCCACAGCACGCGGCGCACCATCTGGTAGCGGCCGTCGATGTAGACCTGCGGGCTGCCGTTGTTGTACACGCCGTCCCAAAGAAGACAGTCGCCCTCTTCGGTTGCGCGCTGGATGATGCGTTGCATGGCGTCGGGGTCGGTGCTCAGGAATTGGCGGCGCATGGCTTGCGTTCCGGCCAGTACAAAGGGCCCTCCTCGGCATCGTTCTTGGCGGCGTTGTCGGCGCTCACAGCGCTGCGCTGGGCATCCTCCACCTCGGCTGGCGTGTCTGCGGTCAGCAGCGCCACCAGCTGATCCTGGGTGGCCACTTCGCAGCTGTAGCTGGTGCTGGTGATGTGCGCCAGCGCGCGGGCCACGTTGGGCGCGCGCACCAGGCGCTCGTCGCCGGTGTCGGTGTTGCGCACGAGGTAGATGCGCGTGGGGGTCTTGGGGGTGTTCATGGGGGTGCTTTTGGTGATGGGTCAGAACGTGCCGGGCGCCACCTGAAAGCAGGCGATGCCCTTGGAGCGCCACATGTCGACGACCTTCTGCCGGTCGTCGAAGATGGCCACCAGCCGGCGCCGGTCGAAGTCGTTGAGCGCGTCGAACCAGCCGGCCTTGAGTTGCTCGTCGGGGGTGAAGTCCCCCTTTCGGCGCATGCAAAGCTGCATCTCGTCGGTGTCGGCATCGAAGAACCGGTGCAGCCAGGACAGCGTCTCGTTCATGACTTCGCCGCTGCGCCCTGACCAGATCCAGACATCGGCGCCCGACTTCAGCAGCGCGTTGGCCGTGCCGATGACGGGCCAGTTCGGCCGATCTGCCACGCAGGCGGCAAAGAACTTGCGCCAGCGGTCTGGGTCTTCCTTGTCGTCCAGCAGATGTTGGCGGTGCTCGGTGAGCGCTAGCGTGCCGTCCAGGTCGAAGATGTAGAGGGGGGTCATCAGAAGGCCTCCCCCCTGGCGAGCCGGGAGCGAAGCTCGTAGCCCATCAGCGGCCAGACCTTGGCGATGGCGTTGGTCCGGGCAATCTTGCGGCCGATTACGGCGTCAAAGTTTTCTGGCGAAGCGCAGGCAGATTCGCCTGTTACGGTGAAGCCGTTGCGCAGCACGATGACGCAGAAGGTCAGCAGCTCGAGCGGCAGCAGGTCGGAGTTGTCCGCCTCCGGGCGCTCTCGTCCGACGTAGGTTTCCTCGTGCAGCGCACCGCGACGGCCATCGCGGGCCGTGAAGTAGTGCTCGCTGGCGATGTTGGCCTCGATGTCGGCCGGCGTGATGCGCGGCGCGGTCAGGCCCTTGGCGCGGATCTCTTGTTCAATGGTGTCGTCGGTCATGACGCGATCTCCCCATCCAGGATGGACCGACCGAGTTCGGCCTCAATCGCCCTCCACACGAACTGCAGCGCGTCCTCCAACACCTTGTGCTGGCGGTAGAGGTCGTACCACATGTCGTCCACGATCTCGATCTGGCCCGCCTTGCCGGGCTTGAGGGTGAGCTTCAGGGTCAGTTCGCCCGCGCGGCCGGTGTCGGAGCACTTGAGCGTCAGTTCGTTGAGGGCCTTGGTCAGGTCGTCTGTGAGTGTCCCGAACCGCAACTGGTCCAGGGTCTGGGTGAAGGGGCGCATGGAAAGAACTCCTTGACGCTGGTGATCAGATGTCGGTAGTAAGAGCAGCCCGGCCGTTGGGTCGGATGACGCGCATGACGTCAACGGCGGTGTCAGGGTCGTCAAGCCGCAGCTCGTGCGCAAGGTCTTGCGCGCCGCGCAAGGTGCTGCAGTACTGATCGACCTGCTCGAACAACGTGCCCGGATGGAGCACGACGGCGAACTTTGCGGCCGGGGGTGGGTTGAGGGTCACGCCTGTTCCTTGTCGAACCGCAGGGCGGCCAGGGCGTCGGTGTAGCGGTGGGGGTAGCGTCGGCGCAGCTTGTCGATGTTGTGCTGCGCGATGTGGGACAGGGGCACGCCGATGGCGCGGGCGGCCAGGGCGACGTACCACAGGAGGTCGCCCAGCTCCTCCAGGCTGTTGGCCACGTCCAGCCGCTGCCCGTAGGTGACGTGGCGCTTGATGGCGTCAGCGAACTCGCCGGCCTCGCCGGCCAGGCCGAGCGCTGCGTGGACGAGTTCGCCGGCCGGATCAGGCATGGTCTTGGCGGTGCGCATGGCCAGCTCGGCGTACGCATCGAGGGCGGATGCAAGCTCAGCGATATCGGGGCTTTGGGGGGCGGTCATACCGGCTCGCCTTCCAGTGCTGCGATGAAGTCTGCGTGCTCGGCCATCGGGTCGGCGGCGGCGCGGCCGGACACCGCGGCTGCGGGCGGGTCGATCTCGCCCGTCTCCGCGTCGATGGTGGTGCCCGTCTGCAGCTGGGCCTTTCGCTCGGCGTAGGCGTTGCGCGCGGCCTGCTTGTCCACGGGCGTCTCCAGGCGCGCGGCCAGGTCGGCGGTGGACTGCAGTGCGTCAAGCGTGGCGGCCTGGCGGATCTGGGTCAGCACGTCCATCAGGGCTGGCGCGGGCAGTGCGGGCGGCTCGGCGCTGTTGCCGTTGCCGCGGCGCGCTGCCAGGGCGCTTCGGGCCTTGTCGGCGCGGGTGGCGGGTGGGGGCGGGGCGGCGGGCGCCTTGGCCACCTCGTCCACCGGGCCCATGTGTCGGGTGGCCGGCTCGGGCGGCAGGTCCTGCGCCTCTTCGCCCACGTGCACGCCGCGCAGTACGTCGGCAAACAGGTCGCGCAGCGCCCAGGCGCGGGCGCGCATCTGAAGCATGCGCTTGGGGTACTGCTGCCAGGGGCCTTGCTTGCCCAGCAGGCCGGCGAGCTTGGCATCTTCGACCGTGAAGGTGCGGCTGATGGCGGGCTCGCCGCGGCGCTTGACGGTGCAGGTGGCGCCGGATTCACCGATTTTCTCGTCGATGGATTCCAGCAGGCCCGAGGCCCGCACCAGCGCGATCACCGCGTCACCCCAGACGGCCGGGCGCCCGTTGATGACGGCGATGTTCTGCATGGCCTGCAGCGGCGGCAGGCCAAGCTCGGCGCCCCACTGCACGGCCACGAGGATGTTGCCGGGGCTGCCCTGGTAGTCCTTGGGGACGATGCTGCTCTTGCTGAGGATGTCGGCAAAGCGCAGTGCCTCGTCCAGACTCTGCGGCGCAAGGGAAAAGCCGCTGCGCCCGTTGGGCATGGCGACGACGTTGGTGTTGGTGCTCATCGGGGTCACTCCTTCGCTGCAGACAGGCGCAGCACGCGCGCGCCCGGGGTTTCGGTGGTGTGCTCGGCCACAAGCTCGGGCACGGGCTCGAGCGCTGCGGCCACGGCCTTCCAGTCGGTGCGCACGCTGGGCTTGTTGGCCTTCCAGGTGGCCAGCTTGCGGCCGGCGTGGGTGATGGCCTCGGCCTCGCCGAAGGCGGCGCAGATCACGTCGCGCAGCTGCTGCATGCGGTACTCGAGCGTGCCCTCGGTCTTCTCGTTGCCGATCTGCGCCTTGATCCGCTGCAGTTCGGCCACGGCCTGGGCCACGTCGGTGTCGACGATCTTCTCCACGCCGGCCTTGTGGGCGCGCCACAGGGTGCGGGCGTCGGCTTCGGTGGTGGGGTCGGGGGGCATGTCTTCGACGACGTGGCGCTGCCACCAGCCCTGCGCCTGCGCCAGCAGGTCGCCCTGCAGGCCCGCGTCGGCGGGGATGGTGTACTCGCAGAACTTCTGCCCGCCGAACAGCACGGCCAGGTCGGCAAAGGGCAGGCCGGTGATGGCCAAGTACCACTGGCACTGCATCCAGTAGTGCTGCGGCACCTCGTCGGTGCCCGGCTCGCCCCACTCGGCGCTGCCCTGGGCCATGGCGTGCGCGGTCTTGACCTCGAGCACGCGGTCGGCGCCCAGCACGCGGCCGGCGCCGTCGTCCCAGCGGGCGCGGCTGCCCTCGGTGACGATGGCGCGGTCGATGTTGGCCAGCGCGGCCGGGTAGGCCGGGTGGCGCAGCATGGTGTTGATGCGCTGGATCTTCACGTCGCGCAGCGCGGCGTAGTGGCGGGCCACCACGTCCTCGAGGACGTTGCCCCAGTGCATGCGCTCGGCCTGGTCGGCGTCGGGCTCGATGTCGGGCGCGCGGCCCGTCTTGTCCAGCCAGAGCTCGACCTGGGTCTTGTAGGGGCTCAGGCCCAGTAGGGCGGCGATGTCGCTGCCCCCTATGCCAGTGCGGCGTTCGGCGAGCCATACGGCCCGGTCGGGTGCGTTCACGGGGATCCTCCTTCAGGGGTCAGGGGTCAAGGGTCAGAAGAGCGCGTCGGGCATGTCGCGGTGCCGGTGGCGCAGGGGAGGGGCCGGCGGCTTGCGCGGCCCCGGGGGCAGGCTGGGGTAGTCCAGCGGCTGCGGGGGAAAAGGCCACACCGGGTGGGGCCGTGGTCGGGGCTGAGGGCTTGTGGGCGGGTTCATGGCGCACTGCTCAACAGTTGGTTCACCAGCAGCGACAGGCCGATGACGGCAGCCACCATCAGCACGGTCAGGCACAGCTCCATCACCGGCCACGCGGGCCCGGCGTCGCTGTGTCGGTCGTCGGTCTGCTCGTCGCAAAGCGTGGCGTCGCAGGCCCAGGGTTGCGGGCAATCCTTGCGGCCCTGGTCGCACAGGCCCAGGCACTGCGGCAGCTGCGGCTTGTCGGCTGTGCTCATGCCGCGCCCCTTGCTGCCTCGATGTCGGCGGCCTTGCGGGCGTTGTCCAGTTCGTGGCTCAAGGCCTGCAGACGGTCGTGCTGGGTGACCACGCGGGCCACCAGCGCGGCGGTGAACACATCCACGTCGTGGCTGAGCCAGGCGCGCGTCAGCATGGTCACGGTGCGCGTTGCGCAGCCTTCGGGCTGGCGCAGAATGATTGCGATTTCGGCATCGGCCTGTGCCAGGTCGGCCGCGGTGGTGTCGTGGGTGCTGGAGGTGTCCATATGTCGGGCGAGTCAGGTGAGTCAGGCGGTGGGGTTCTGGGTTGGCACTGCCCGCACTGCGGGCGCGAGCGCGTGGCGTTCACGGTGTGGGGCCTGCAGCCCCGGCGCGGCGATGCGCACCGCTGGGACGTGGCGGCCGCGTGCAACGGCTGCGGCGGGCCGCTGCTGGCCGTGGCGCACACGCCGCACCACGGCAACCTGGACCTGCGCACACTGGGCCACGGGCTGGACGACCACCCGGACGTGCGCATCGAGCACGCATGGCCCCAGCTGCTGCCGGTGGATGCCCCGCTGCACTGCCCGCCGGAGGTGGCGCGCGCCTTCATCGAGGCCGCGCTGTGCCGGCGCAGCCGCGACGGGATGCCCACGGCCGCCTGCGCCATGTACCGGCGCACGCTTGAGCTGGCGCTGCAGGCATTCACCCCTGGGGTGAACGGTTTGACGCTGATGCAGCGCATCGAGCGCCTGGCGCGCGCCCACCAGTTGACGCCGGCCATGCGCGACTGGGCGCACGAGATCCGGCTGGACGGCAACCAGGTGCTGCACGGCACCGCAGAGGGCACGCGCGCTCTGGCCGACCAGATGCACGACTTCACCTCGGCGCTGCTGATGTACCTGTACACGCTGCCCGAGCAGGTGCGCGCAGCGCGCCTGCGGCGCGAGGCGGCGGGCTGAGCGCAGAGCGTTCACGCTGCTGCCCACTCAAGCAAGGTGTGGATGAACAGGGCGGCGCAGGCCAGTGTGACGATGACGCCGGCTGCGTCCGCCAGCACGCCTGGCGCCCGGCGGTACGGGCCTTCGATGCTTGCGGGCCGAGAGCCCGGGAAGGCCTCGTCCAGCGTGCGCGCAAACCGCTTGGTGGTGGTGTTCATGGCTGGGCCCTTCGCTCAGCGCGGCGCGCGCGGTTGGCGGCGATCAGCGCAGCGTCAGCGGCTATCCAGGCATCGGACGCTTCGGGAATCCAGGCATCGACAAGCACCTTGTCGCTTTGGCGCTTGAGGAAAGCGAAAAGCTTGCTGCCCTTGCAGCGCGTGCAGCGGTGGGCGTCTGCGCAGAGCGCGAACTCGTCGAGCTTGACGGTGATGTGCTCGCCACGCAGCGCTGCGCCGACGCGGCCGGTTTGGCAGGTTGGGCCACCGTGAGTGGTGTGCTCAAGATGAGTCTTGCGGGTCATCGCGCCCTTCCGTGACCCCCGGCGTGTGCCGTTGTCGTGGGGATAGGGCGAATGCTAGCGATAAGCTAGCGTAGCGTCAAGCTAGTTTTTTGGCCCAGTACAAACCCTAACCCGCACTCACTCCCGGTGTCTGGCGCTCGCGGGAAGCTTGCGTCTGTATTGCTTCTGTATATACAATCGGCGCGGAACTATTGAGCGCAAACGACGATGACGACACCGGAGCTGTTGTGGGACACCGGCCAACTTGGCCGCGACAGAGACCATGCGCGCAAGGTGACCGTCACGTCCGAACAGCAGGCGCTGCTGGACGAGGGCCTGGACCTGCAGATGATTTCGATCCGTCTGCCGCGATCGCTGATCGAGGACCTGAAGGCGATCGGTCGCCTACATGGCCTGGGATACCAGCCTTTGGTGCGTCAGACCTTGACGCGCTTCGCGAACTCGGAGCTCAAGCGCATCGCGCGCGAGCACCTGCAAGAGGCGGAAGCGGCGCCGCTGGGGCAGCGCGTGGCGTGAGTGGGGCGATCAGTAGGCGAGTGTGAAGTGGCTGGCCTGCCCGTTGTAGACGAGCATTCCGCGATTTAGGATGTCGCGGCCGATGAGCCCGTCTATGGGCTGACCGTCAAAGACGGCCGCCGTCACTTGCAGGCCGTCCAGCAGCCAGCCGCCTGAGCCGGCTACGCCGGGGACGAACAACATCAGGTCGTACTGCGGCATCAGCACGGCGCTGCCAGCCGTCGACGGGGTGTGCACCATCACGGCGCCGGTGGGGTTGACGGCGAGCTGAGCAATCAACTTGCTGTCGACCACCGTGTGCGACGCCCCGGTGTCCACCAGGAAGATGCCAATCACCGGCTGCGGAGGCTGTACGCCCGCCGCCATCATGGCATCGCGCAAGAGGGCGCTAGGGGCGATGGCCACCGAAACGGTGGGCCCCGCGGCAGTGCACGAAAGTGTCAGGCAGGGCATGCCACCAGGTCGCGGCTGAAGTACGCCACCGGCATGGCAGGGCAGATCTGCTTGACCAGGAAAGGCTCGAGCTTGAACAGCGCGTACCCGCGCTTGGTCGCATCGTGATAGGAGTCGAACGTGTCGATGAGCGCATCACCCTTGATGAGAGCGTAGCGCCCCACCTGCAGCAGCAACTCGGGCAGCAGCCGGTTGTACGTGGCGATTTCCTGTGCCAGAAAGTCTGTGTTCATGACATGGGTCTCCGGGGGATGTCTGGCTGGCAGTCTTGCATGCTACGACTTTCATGCGCTGACATTCGCCAGAATTTTTGACCAAACCGCGGGCTTTCAGCGGCCTCGAAACGCCAACACCCGGCACGCGTGACCTACGCCGCCGACCGTCCTGTTTTGCCGGCAGCGGAGGCGAGCTGTTCGCGCCGGGCCATGAGGCGGTCGTAGGCCTCGAGCATCGACTCCTCGATGATGGCTCGCTCGGCAAGCGTCAACTGTTGCCAGTATGACGCGGGAAAGCGCTCGTGTGGCCAGCGGGCCAACGGCGCGACTACGGTGCTCGCCTGCGTGGGCATGGGCGCCGGAGTGTCGGCTGGTGCGGCAACCGCATTCGACGATCCCGCCAGGTCGAGCCAGCCGGGGAAGGCTGCGGTCAGGCGCTCCTTGACATCGCGGCCGAGCTGTCGTGGCCGCCCTGAGGCCAGCGGGATCCCGCGTGCAACCTGATAGAGGTTGTCAGCGCTGACACCGGCGAGCTCGGCAACGTGACGCCGCCTTTCAGGTGTGCCAGTTGGGTGCTCTGAGGTGGCGCGCAAAAGGCGCAGTAGGGCGCTCAATTCGTGGTCCATACATCATTCAAGCAGCAGGCTAGTAGCCCAGCGCTTGCTTTTAAAGATAGCGTTACGCTAGACTCCGCCCATGACCACTGAAGCCCCCCGAGTTGCTGCCTCGGTGCGGCACGCTGCCGCGCGCGATCTGGGCATGAACGAGCAGTACCTGTACCAGGTGCTGACCCGGCGGCGCGTGCTGCCCATCGAGCGCTGCCCGGCCGTTGAGCGCGCGCTGCAAGGCGCGGCCACCTGCGAGCAGCTGCGCCCGGACGTGCGCTGGGTGCGCATGCCCGACGACGGATGGCCCAACCCGCAGGGCCGCCCACTGCCTGACCTGGCCGAGCTGGCAAGCATCGACCAGGCCGGGTGAGCGACAGACCATGACCGACTCTTTTGGGGGCGCCTTGCGTCTGGTAAGGGCCGCGCCATGAAACTGACCGAGAGCATCCGCGTGCATCTGGACGATGCCACGGCCGAGGCGTTCAGGCAGCGCGCGCGCCGCGCCGGCTGCCAGCCCGGCGAGCTGCTGCGCGACATCATCTGCCTGCAGGAGTGGGGTAGGACGTGGGGTGAGCATGTGGCCCATCATCGGCGCGCCACGCTCGCAAAGGAAGGGCCGATGCCCGGTCCATCGACGGGCCCCTGGCGGGTGCATGACAGGGTGGCCGAGCGGGCGCCCGAGCCCGCCCGAAGCGGCCCTGTTGAGGCCCCTCAAGCTGCGGCGTCCGACTTCTGGCGCGGAGTGACGCGGTGATGAGCCTGTTCGGGCTGGAAGGGCGCGAGGCCTGGGCCCTGTGGACGGCGCTGGCCGTGCTGTGCGGCTGGGCGCTGGCCCTGTGGGTGTGGGCCGACGAGGCGCAGGAGCAGGCGCAGTTTGCGCAGCGCCTGTATGACGGCCTGTGCGAGGGCCGGCTGCGGCGTCTCAGCGCCCCGAAAGGAGCCAGCCGATGAACACCGCAGAGATGGCCGTGATGGCGTTGGCGGCGATCTGGATCGCGTTGATGGTGTTGGCTCTGCGTGCCTGGCGCAGAACCTGCGCAGCGATTGCCGCGGCCGAGCGGTCCGAGGCCTCCTGGCGCGCGATCAGTTCGGCGCGCAACCAGCACTCCACGGCGTCGCGCGTGGCTGAGCCTGGGGCGCCGCCATACGAGCCTCTGGACAACTGCCGCAGCACTTCCTGTGGGCCGAGGGCCTGCAGCGCCTGCAGCTCTGATTCGGTCATGGGTGGGCCTCCTGGCGTTTCCGATCGTGGGGATTGGGAGTATGGGCGCCGGCAGGCCCGCCCGCCATGCAACCTTGGCGGAGCGACTCGTTGAGCCGCAGCAGCCGATGGACCGCTCAACAGCTGCTGGCCATTGCGGCCGTGCGCCAGGCGGCGACTGCGCCGCCTCGCTACAACCCGCGCCCGTCCGGCGTCATCCGCGACGGCTCGGCCACCGATGCCGTGCTGGCGCTGCTGCGAGCCCAGCCGCGTCGCTGGTGGCGGCACTGCGACATCGTGAGCGCCACCGGGCGTCCGTACAAGGCCGTGAACTGGGCCTGCCTGTACCTGCGCAACCGCGGACTGGTGGAGATCGTCTCCGACGAAGCGCGCAACGCGCGCTACCTGCGCTACCGCCTGGCACCAGCCAACCACAGCCACCCGCGGCCATGACATGACTGGGATCGAGGATGAATTACTACGAACATCATCTGGGCGACTGGGCCGCTGCCACCGGGCACCTGACCTGGGACGAGGACATGGCCTACACGAGGTTGCTGCGGGCCTATTACCACCGTGAGCAGCCAATTCCCCAAGGGCAGCAATACCGACTTGCCAAGGCCACGACGCCAACCCAGCGCAAGGCGGTGGATCAGGTGCTGTCTGAGTTCTTCGAGCTGCGCAATGACGATGGCTGCTACCACCAGAAGCGCGCCGACGAGGAAATCGCCCGCTACCGGGAAGCTGAGCCCGAGCGCGAGGCCAAGCGCACCAACGAGCGTGAGCGCCAGCAGCGCACGCGCATGCGCCGCAAGGAACTCTTCGACGCACTGCGCGCGGCCGGTGTCGTACCGCAGTACGACGCGCCGATGTCCGAGTTGCAAGCGCTCGCGTCACGCCACCTGTCACAGCACCTGTCACGCGTGACAGCACGTGACATCACGGACCCCATCACGCGTGATGCAACGGCTACCCATACCCAGACACCAGACACCAGTAATACAAATACCACCGTAGTAGCACACGCTAAACCTCTTCCGCGCGCGCCCGGGCCCGACGACGACCCCCCGGACCCACCCCCAAGCCCGCCACCACCGGCGCCGCCCACCGAGCCCACCGCTGCCGGCGCTGCCACGCTGGCCATGCGAGCCGCAGGCCTTGCCGACGCCAACCCGGCCCACCCGACGCTGCTGGCGCTGCTGCAGGCCGGCGTCACCACCGACGAGCTGGCCGATGCCGCAGCCGTCGCCGTCGCCAAGGGCAAGGGCTTCGCCTACGCCGTGGCCGTGGCTGAGGGCCGGCGACGAGACGCCGCCAGCACCGGCGCTGCCGTGTCCGCAACCCCTCGCCCCGCTGCCCGAATCGCAGCCGGCAACAGCCCACCGGTGCGGCTGTCGGCCTACGAGCGCGAACTCGCCGCCAAGCGCCGCCAGTGGGAGCAGATGACCGGCCGCATCCACCCCGACAACCTGCCCCAGCAGCCACCAGCGATGGCCGAGGTCATCGACATCACGCCCGCCGTGACCCCACTGCTGGCACGAGGAGCCCTGTGACCATGAGCCTGCCAACCCGCGTCACCGACCGCCTGTTCGACCGCCTGGCCGCCACCTACGGCAGCCAGTGGCTCAGCCTGTGGGCCGCCCTGCCCATCGGCGAGGTCAAGGGCCTGTGGGCCTTCGAGCTCGCGCCTTTCGCCGAGCGCCTGGACGCCATCGCCTGGGCCCTGGAAAACCTGCCCGAGCGCCCGCCCAACCTCGTCGCCTTCAAAGCCCTGTGCCGCCAGGCACCACGCACCGAGCCCGCACCCCTGCCCGAGCCACCCGCCGACCCCGAGCGCATCCGCCAGGTCGTGGCCACGCTGCGCGAAGCCACCGCCAGCGACCCGCAGCGCCAGCGCAGCGGCCGCAACCCGGCCGAGATCCTCGTCGACGGCCTCATCGAGCGCGCCAGCACCGCGCGGCTGAGCAGTCCCCAGGCCGACGCCCTGCGACGCGCCGTCAAAGCCCTGCGAGCGGACGACACGCGACGGCACCACCCCGCCATCAGCGCCTACCTTCCGGGCAGCGCGCAGCACGACGCGCAACCCATCGCCGCATGAGCCAGCCATGCCCGCCACCATGCCCGCCACCATGCCCGGAATGCACCAGCCGAACCCCTCCCGGCCACACCAGCCCACGCCCCGGCGGCCTGTATCGGCTGACCTGCCTGCAGTGCTGCACCGACCTGCTGCTGAGCACCCACCCGCTGCGCCAGCAGGCAGCCTCCATGCTGCAGGCCATCGCCATGGTGCCCAACAGCCCTGGCCGGGCCGACATCTTGGCGTGCGTGCGCCGCTGCCTGGAGAAACCCCGCTGAGCTGGCCCGAGGTGCACTTCGGCCTGCGCGAAGGCGTGCTGCCGTGAAGCTGCCAAGCACCTTCACCACGCGGCCGAAATACGGCAACCGCAAGGTGCCGGCCAGCGACGGCGGCAAGCCCTTCGACAGCGCCGCAGAAGCCCGCCGCCACGCAGAGCTGCAGCTGCTGCAGCGCGCCGGCCAGATCACCGAGCTGCAGCGCCAGGTGCGCTACCTGCTGGTGCCCAGCCAGCGCGACGCCGACGGCAAGGCCGTGCGCCCGGTGCACTACGTGGCCGACTTCCGCTACCGCGACGCGCAAGGCCGCGAAGTCGTCGAGGACGTCAAGGGCGTGGCCACGCCGGTCTACCGGCTCAAGCGCGCGCTGATGCTGCGCCTGCTCGGCATCACCGTCACCGAAGTCCAGACCTGAGACTCCTTCGCCGCCATGGGCCGACCGTCCAAGCTCACGCCCGACCAGTGGCGCCAGATCGAAAAGCGCGTCGCCGCCGGCGAGGGCGTGCGTGCGCTTGCCGCCGAGTTCGGGGTCAACCCCGCAGCCATTTCGCGACGGTTTCCGCAACAAGCGCAACAGGCGGTGCGAAACGTTGCCGAAAAACTCGCCGCCGCACAGTCCGAGCTGGCCACGCTGCCCGTGCCGCAGCAGCACCTGGCGATCCAACTGGCCGACGAGCTGCGCGAGATCAGCCAGCATCTGGCCGCCGCGGCCCGCTACGGCAGCGCCACCGCCCACCGGCTGGCCGCCGTGGCCAATGCGCAGGTGCAGGCGCTGGACGACGCCGATCCGCTGAGCGATGCGAGCGTCACCGCGCTCAAAGGCGTGTCCGCGCTCACCCGCCTGGCCAACGACGCCGCGCAGGTGGGCCTGAATTTGCTCAAGGCCAACGAGGACACGATCAAGGAGCACAACGAGCGTGCCCGTCAGCAGTCGACGCGGGTGACACGCGTCGAGATCGTGCCGATGGCGCCTGCTGAGGCCGACGCCAACACTGAGGCATGAGCGCGTCGCACGACGTCACCGCCAGGATCGAGCTGCCGCCCAAGCTGGTGCCGGTCTTCACCGGCGAGGCCGACGTGCGCGGGGCCTACGGCGGGCGCGGCAGCGGCAAGACGCGCAGCTTCGCGAAGATGACCGCGGTGCGTGCCTACGCCTTCGCCGAGGCTGGCATCAGCGGGCAGATCCTGTGCGCACGCAAGTTCCAGAACAGCCTGGCCGACTCGAGCCTTGAGGAGATCAAGCGCGCGATCGAGGACGATCCCTGGCTGCGAGACGCCTTTGAGGTGGGCGAGAACTACGTGCGCACCAAGGATGGCCGGGTTGACTACACCTTTGCCGGCCTCGAGCGCAACATCGACAGCATCAAGTCCAAGGGCCGGCTGCTGCTGGCCTGGGTGGACGAGGCCGAGGGCGTCAGTGACGAGGCCTGGAACACGCTCGGCCCGACGCTGCGCGAGGAGGGCACCGGCTGGAGCGCCGAGCTGTGGGTGACCTGGAACCCCAAGCGCAAGGGCAGCGCCACCGACAAGCGCTTCCGGCAGACCAAGAGCCAGCGCATGAAGGTCGCGGAGATCAACTGGCGCGACAACCCCCGGTTCCCCAAGGTGCTGGAGCGCCAGCGTCAGGCCGACCTGGCCGAGCGCCCCGACACCTACGACCACGTCTGGGAGGGCGCTTACGCCACCGTGGTGGCCGGCGCCTATTTCGCCAAGCACCTGACCATGGCGCGAGCCTCCGGACGCGTCGGGCGCGTCGCGGCCGACCCGCTGCTGACGCTGCGGCTGTTCACCGACATCGGCGGCACCGGCAAGCGCGCAGATTCGTTCGTGTGGTGGTGCGCCCAGTTCATCGGCCGCGAGGTGCGCGTGCTCGACCACTATGAGGCTGTGGGCCAGCCGCTGGAGACGCACCTGCTGTGGGCCCGCAAGCGCGGCTACACGCCCGACCGCGCCCAGGTCTGGCTGCCACACGACGGCGTGACGCACGACAAGGTGTTCGACGTGTCCTACGAGAGCGCCCTGACGCGCGCCGGCTACAGCGTCACCGTGGTGCCCAACCAGGGCGCAGGCGCGGCGATTGCCCGCATCGAGGCGCTGCGTCGCGTGTTTCCCTCCACGTGGTGGGACGCCGAACGATGCGCGGCCGGCCTGGACGCCCTGGGCCACTACCACGAGAAGCGCGACGAGGCGCGCGACGTGGGCCTGGGGCCAGAGCACGACTGGTCGTCCCACTCGGCCGACGCTGCCGGCCTGATGGCCATCGTCGCCGAGGACCACGGCAGCACCGGCACCGGCAGCCCTGCGGCTGCGCTGTGGCGCCGCCGACGCGGCGGCATGGTGGCCTGAGCCGGCCAGCGCGCGGCCTCGTGGCAAGCATGGCAGTCTGCCGCGCCATGCCCGCCACCATCGACCTGCGCCGCGCGCACGCGCACCGCCGCCACGGTGACCTCGTGGTCATCCTGACCTGGATCAACGACGAGCGCGCCATGGTGCTGGTGCCGGCCTACCGGCCTGGCGCGCCCTGGTACGTGGTCATGGAAAGCGCCAGTTACCGCTACGACGACCCGGCCTACCTCGCCGCGCAGTGCGTCAAGGCGTGCGAAGTGCTCGGCATCGAGCCCAGCCGGCCCAACTGGGTGCGTGTGGCCAGCATCATCCACGAGGGCCTGCCGGACCTGATCCGCATGCCGTCAGCGCCGCCGCCGGAGTTTCACCGTGGCGCTGTCGGCGCCATGACGCTGCGCGCCGATGGTCAGGTGCTGGCCCAGCAGGACATCCGGATTGAGCGGGAGGGCGCCACGTATGGCTGAGTTCGACGTGCGCGCCGTGCGCAACCGCGCACCCGGCGATGATTACTTCGCCCGCCAGGCGCAGACCATGGACAGCGCCGGCCGCGTGCCGGCGCCGGTGGTGGGCGACCCGTTGGATGGCCCCGAGGCGCGCGCGGAGCTGCGCCAGCTGCTCGAGTGGTACTACTACGAGCGCGAACGGCAGTCGCTGAACCGCCTGGACATGGCGATGGACTGCGACTTCTACGACAACCTGCAGTGGGACCCGGAGGACGCCGCCACGCTGCGCGATCGCGGCCAGATGCCGCTGGTCTACAACGAAGTCGCACCGATGGTGGACTGGCTCATCGGCACCGAGCGTCGCGCCCGCGTGGATTGGCGCGTACTGCCGCGCACTGAAGACGACGTGGATCTCGCCGACGTCAAGACCAAGACGCTGAAGTACGTCAGCGACATCAACCGGGTGCCCTTCGTCCGCAGTCGCTCGTTTGCTGACGCCATCAAGGCTGGCGTGGGCTGGATGGACGATGGGGCCCGCGACGACCCCACGCAGGACATCCTGTACTCCAAGTACGAAGACTGGCGCAACGTGCTGTGGGACTCCACCGCCTACGAGCCCGACCTTTCCGATGCGCGCTTTCTGTTCCGCTGGCGCTGGGTGGACGAGGACGTGGCCATGCTGATGTTTCCGCGCCGGCGCGCCCAGGTCGCGCAAGGCGTCGAGGAGGCCACGCACTACACCACCGATGGCTGGGAAGAGGACGTCTGGTACACCGCCCACGACCTCAGCAACACAAAGACCGGCGTGATCTACGCCGCCGGACAAGGCGCGCTGGCGGACGCCAAGCGACGCCGCATCAAGATCATCGAGGGCCAGTACCGCAAGCCCGCGCTGACCAAGATCGTGACTGAAGGGCCGTTTGCTGGTGCCGTCCTCAACCCGCGTGATCAGGTGCTGGCCGATGCCGTCGGGCTTACCGGAAGCCACGTCATCGACAAGGTTGTGATGCGCACCCATATCGCGGTGTTCACCGAGTCGCACCTGCTGGCGCTGCAGCCTTCACCGTATCGCCACAACCGCTTCAGCCTGACGCCCATCTGGTGCTACCGCCGCAGCCGTGATCGCCTGCCCTACGGCGCCATCCGCAGGGTGCGCGACATCCAGCAGGACTTGAACAAGCGCGCAAGCAAGGCGCTGTTCATGCTCAACACCAACCAGATTTTTGCGGAAGAGGGCGCCACCACCGACTGGGAAGCCTTGCGCGACGAGGCCGATCGGCCCGATGGCGTGGTCGTCTACAAGGCCGGCAAAAAGCTCGATGTTCGGCGCGACACAGACGCCGCCACCGGCCAGATCACGATGATGGAGTTGGCGGCCAAGGCCATCCAGAAGTCCGCCGGCGTCACCGACGAGAACCTTGGCCGCAAGACCAACGCTGTCAGTGGCGTGGCCATCGAGGCGCGTCAGCTGCAGGGCAGCGTCGTCACCACCGAACCATTCGACAACCTGCGTCTGGCCATCCAGGTGCAGGGCGAGAAGCAGCTCTCACTGATCGAGCAGTGGTACACGGCCGAGAAGGTCATCCGGCTGACCGGGGCCAAGGGCGCACTTGAGTGGATTCGTGTCAACCAGCCGGAGCAGCAGCCCGACGGCAGTGTGCGCTTCATCAACGACATCACATCCTCGATGGCCGACTTCGTGGTCGGTGAGCAGGACTATGCCGGCACGCTGCGCCAGGTCATGTTCGAGAGCCTCAACCAGCTGGCCACGCGGCTGCCGCCGGAGGTGAGCCTGCGGGTGCTGACGATCGCCATGGAGTTCTCTGACCTGCCCAACAAGGACGAGATTGCCGAGCAGATTCGCAAGCTCACCGGCGAGCGCGACCCGAACAAGCCGATGTCACCCGAAGAGCAAGCTGCCGCCGAGGAACAGGCCATGGCGCAGTCCGAGGCCATGCAGATGCAGCGCGAGGCTGCAAAGTCGGCGCTGGAGGAACAGCAGGCCAAGGTGCGCGAGGTCAACGCCCGCGCCGCCAAGCTGGAGGCCGAGGTGCAGGCCCTGGTGGCCGGCGGTCAGGCTGACGATGCCGGCATGCAGGACGCCTTGATGGGCGTGCGGTCGCAGGCCGCCGCCGAGATCGACCGCTTGAGCGATGCGCTGCGCAAAGCGCAAGCCGAGCTCGCCAACCGCACCATCCAGATCGACCGCGAGGCCGACACGCGGCTGCAGGTGGCGCGCATCGACGCCGACGCCAAGGAGCGCGTGGCGCAGATCCAGGCCGCCAGCAACCGCCAGATCGCTGCGTTGCAGGACCGCCTGGACACCATGGCTCAGGCCGTTCAGGCCGGCAGGTCGGGCCCGGCAGCGGCCCGCACTGAATGAACCCGACGCTTCGGAGAACCCCGAGATGCCCGACTACGCTGGCCCCGAGCGACGCCAGACTGCGCTGACTGAGGATCGCGTGCAGCTGATGATCGAGCAGGCCGTGACGGCCGCCCTCAAGGCCCACGAAGCGCACTTGACTGCGCACATGGACAAGCAGTTTGCTGCTCTGCAGGCAACCTTTGCGCAGGCTTTCCCGGGTGGTGACGCTCACGGCCACCGCCTGGCGCACGAGCGAGCGATTCGCGACGCCTCAGCCTGGGACCGTATCAAGGCCGACGCCATCAGCAAGGCGCTGACCGGCGGATTTCTCGTCGCCCTCGGCTGGCTGGTGCTGGCCGTGTGGGAGGCGTTCAAGCACGAGGTGCGCAGGTAGCCACACCGTCCACGTTCCACATGCAATCTGCAACGTCAAGGAGCCGGCCATGATCCAGGGTTTAGCTTTCAGCCTCGGCGAGGGCGTCATCATCGCGCTTCTGGTTGTGGTCATAGTCGGCATGGCGTTAGGCCGCAGAAAGGGCTGACATGCTGGAGACGTTACTTGGCGGCGTGTTTGGCGGGCTGCTTCGTCTGGCGCCCGAGGTGTTCAAGGTCTTCGACAAAAAAAACGAGAGGTCGCATGAGCTTGCGATGCTCAAGGCGGAAATGGAGTTTGCCCGCATGAAGGGCGAGATCGCCATGCGCCAAGTGGACGCGGCTATTACCGTTGAGGAGATGGGTGCGATCGGCAAGGCGTTCCAAGAGCAGAGCAAGACCTCACGGGCGGCGGGCAAGTTTGTCTCCGCCATCTCGGCGCTGGTGCGGCCGACTATCACCTACGCTTTTGTCGGCGCCTACTTTGCCGTCAAAGTGGCTTCGTACCTGATCGCAGTAGAGCAGGGCGGGGCGTGGAAGGAAGTGCTGCTGTCTCTGTGGAACCAAGACGACGTGGCCATCCTGTTCATGATCATCTCGTTCTGGTTTGTTGGCCGCGCCATTGATCGCAACGCAGGGAAGGTTTGATGCGCGAAGCCCTGGACATTGCGGCCGGCCTGTGCCGCAAGTTTGAGGGTCTGCGCCTGCGCCCTTACATCTGCCCTGCGGGTTACCCCACCATTGGCTACGGCACGGTCAACAAGCCCGACGGCACTCGAGTCAGCATGGACGACGAGCCGATCGACAAGGAAACCGCAGAGGCTTGGTTGATGCATGAACTGGCATCGACCTATCTGCCGGGCGTGTTGCGCGCGTCTCCGGGGCTTCTGGCGCGTCCGCAGGCCCTTGGTGCGTTGACAGATTTCGCCTACAACTTGGGCGTCCCTCGGTACCGGTCTTCGACCCTTCGGCGGCGAGTGAACGAGCGTGATTGGGCTAATGCCCACGCGGAGCTGGCGCGCTGGGTCTATGGCGGCGGCAGACGCCTGCCAGGCCTGGTGCGCCGACGCGCCGCCGAGGCCGCCTTGCTGTAGCCGCCGCGCACACCGGTTCACTCGCCGCAGTCGTGGCAAGCATGGCAGCCTGCGAAGACCGTCAACCCCAAGGAACCTTGTCATGGCCACCAAGAAGCGCCCCACGTTGGGCATTGCGTCGTCGTCCGATGACGACTGGCAAGCCGAGTCCGACCTTCGAACGCTTATTGACGCCGAGAAGATCGAAGCTGACCCCAAGCGCTACGCCAGGGCCAAAGCGCTGGCCAAGCGCCGCATGATGGAAGTGGCCAAGGTTGCTTCGGAAGGCGGATCCGACGAGTCCTGATTGAGTTTTGAGCGACCAACCAACGAAGGAGAGCGCGCATGAGTACGCTGAGCGATGACGCCCTGGCCACCCTGACGCCTGAAGAGCAAGAGGCCATCAAGGGTGACGATTACAACGCCGACGAGCTGGCCGCGATGCAGAAGCTGGCATCCGACGTGCCCGACGATGACGATGACGCCGACGATGACGACGACGGCAACGAAGGGTCGACGACAGACCAATCGAGCGCCGCGCCCATCGAAGGCAAGGCTGCCGAGGTCGCCGCGAAACCGGGTGCGGAGAGTCAGGCGGGCGCCGTTGACGACACGTCGGCCGCGCCAGGCAACACGCAGGCGTCTGCGCCACGCTACGACGCCGCTTTGCCCGCAGACTACGAAGCCAAGGTCAGCGAGCTGACGCAGCGCGAAGCCGAACTCAAGCGGGCATTCCGCGCCGGCGAGCTCGAATTCGACGATTTCGAGACTCAGCGCGATGAACTGTTGCGCGATCGTGAGGCTCTGACTATTGCCCGCGCCAAGGCCGAGATCAGCCAGGAGATGCAGCAGCAGACCGCCGCTCAACAGTGGCGCACGACCATCGACCGCTTCATGGACGGCGCCAAGGCCGCGATCGACTACCGCGCTGACACCGCCAAGGCCGGCGACCTCGATGCGTTTGTGCGTCACCTCGGTCAGCAAGAGGCCAATGCCGACAAGCCGATGGAGTGGTTCCTGGTCGAGGCGCACAAGCGCGTGCTGGCGCTGCACGGCATGCCCCAGGCGCAAGTGGCCAGCGGCACCCCTGCTGCCCCTGCGCAGCCGACCGCTGTGGCGGAAGCGACTGCGCGGCGCCGCCCACCAGTCAGCGCTGTACCTGCGACGTTGGCACAGGTTCCAGGGTCAGATGGACCTGGGGATGTGGCGGGCGAGTTTGCCGATGTGCTGGCACTCGATGGCATGGAGTACGAGACGGCCATTGCCCGCATGACGCCAGCGCAGCGCGAAAAATTCCTCCGGGCAGCGTGACACGCGGCACAGCCAGCAACCCATCAAAGTCCACCAGCCAAGGCTCCATGTCGTCCTTGATCATCGAGTTGCGACCCGGCGATCGGCTTGCGCTGACGCGGCACGGCGATGAGCATCTAGCCGTGCTGGAGCCCATCAAGAAGTCAGGCCAGCTGGTGCGCCTGCGGGTGACGGCGCCGCCGGACATCCGCATCGAAAGGGCCCGCGACGACAGCCGCGACGAGGCGGTCTCTTCGTGGCAAGCATGACAAAGTGATTCCTCAGCGCCAACGGCGATCGCCGCGCGGTTGGCGCAATCCCAAGGGTTGAACATGCCGGCCTCGTGCCAAGCATGGCAACCTGAACGCAATCGAGCGCAGGAAGTGCTCCCACTGGGCAGTGCCCAAGGAGTGTTTCCACCATGGCTCGCACCATCGTCGGGGTCAACGATCCCAAGGCCATCAAGAAGTGGTCCGGTCTTCTGGCGTACGACACGTCGCAGAAGTCCTACTTCAACCAACGCTTCATGGCGCGCGGCGCCGAGGCCGAGGTACCCATCCAGATCCTGACCGATCTGGAGAGCGACGCTGGCGAGCAGATCAGCTACGACCTGCTGGCTGAGCTCAAGATGGCCCCTGTCGAGGGCGAGGACATCCTCGAGGGCAAGGAAGAGGGTCAGAAGTTCTACACCGACCAGATCTACATCGACCAGGCCCGGTGCGGCGTGAACACCGGCGGGCGCATGACCCGCAAGCGCACCCTGCACGACCTGCGGGAGAAGGCCAAGCGTCAGCAGTCGAGCTGGTGGGGTCGCTTGATGGATGAGCTGCTGTTCATCTACCTGTCGGGTGCGCGCGGCGTGAACCCCAACTTCCTGCTGCCGCTGGGCTACACCGGCCGCGCCAACAACGGCCTTGTCGCGCCGGATGCGAACCACACGCTTTACGGCGGTGACGCCACGGCCTACAACAACCTGGACGCGAACGACAAGTTCAACCTGCGCCTGATCGATCGCGCCAAGACGCGCGCCGACAGCCAGGGCGGCGGCGCCACCAACATCCCGGTGCTGCAGCCGTGCAAGATTGACGGCAACGAGACGTTTGTCGTGGTCATGCACACGTTCCAGGAGGACGACCTGCGCGCCGACACGTCCACCGGACAGTGGCTGGACATCCAGAAAGCCGCAGCTGGCGCCGAGGGCCGCAACAGCCCCTTGTTCAAGGGCAGCCTGGGCATGTACCGCGGCGTGATCCTGCACTCGCACCGCAACGTGATCCGCTTTGCCAACGCAGGCTCTGGGGCCAACGTGGAGGCTGCGCGCGCCCTGTTCATGGGCTCGCAGGCCGCGGTAGTGGCCTTCGGCTCGCCGGGCACCAACATGCGCTTCGACTGGCACGAGGAGACCCGTGACAACGGCGACAAGGTGGTCATCACGACCAGCTCGATCTTCGGGATCAAGAAGGTGACCTTCACGCATGACGGCGTGGGTGCGCAGGACTTCGGCCTGTTCAGCATGGACACCGCTGCGGCCAACCGCTGAACCCGAGCACACGGCAACGACCCGTAAGGAGTACCGATCATGCCTTTCACGAACTCGAACGATTACCTCTCCGGCCGCAAGCCGGCGCCGTTTCCGGCCGGCGGCGAGGTGGTTGCGGCGCGCTTCCCCATCGACCTGGTGGCCGCAGACCTGGATGCCAACGACACCGGTGCGGTGGCCATCCTGCCGGCCGGCTGCGTGCCGGTGGGCCTGGTCTACGACAGCGACGACCTTGACACCAACGCCAGCCCGACCATCACCGCCAGCGTCGGCCCCGTCAATGCCGGCGCGACTGACCTGTCCGAGGTTTGGGTGTCCGGCATCACAGCAAGCCGCGACGGCACGGCTGCCACGCTGGCGCTTTCCAAGGCTGCCATGCGCATGGCAGCACCCGCCGCCGATGTGACCCTGGGCGTCAAGTTCACTGCCGCGGCCGCCACCAAGGCGGCGGGGCAGGTTGGGCTGACGCTGCTGTACCGCGCGGTGTGACGCTGCGTGCTTGAGCCCGGCGCAGCCCCCTGAAGCCGGCTCGGCGCACGTGTTGGTGCTGCCGCGTCATCTCGACCAGCACACGAGAGGGGGAGTTCGACTCCCCCTCGTCTTTTGGAGCCAGGACCCATGAAACTCATTACCTCGATCGCGCCGCGCCGCAGCGGCGTCGTTCTGGCGCAAGGGCTCGATGCCTCGGTGGTCTGGGAGTTCCGGCCTGACAGCGGCGGCGAGCTGTCGTGCGACGTCACCGATGCGGCCGACGTGGCTGCACTGCTGGCCACCGGAAACTTCTACCCAGCCAATGTGGCCGACTACGACGAGGCCATGGCTTTGCAAAGCGCAGCGGGCGGGGGCGACGCTGACGACGACGACATCGAGGACGACGACGATGCTGTCATCGAAACAGCCATGCCACTGGAGGCGATGACGCCTGTGGCGCCGGCGCGTCGGCGCACTGCACGCAAGTCGGCCGCCTGAGCGAGGCTGAAGACTGCCCATGGCCATCACCGCCTGGAGCGACTTCTACCCGGACGTGCTGGTGTACGTGCCGGGCTGTCCTGACCCCGCGCTGGATCAGGCGCTTCGCGACGCGGCCATTGACTTTGCGCGCCGTACGCGCGTGTGGATGGTGTGGCTTGAGCCCACCGTCACCAGCAGCGCGCTGCGCGAGTACGACCTCGAGCTGCCGGCGCAAAGCGAGGTGGTGCGCATCGAGCAGGCCACGCTGGACGGTCGTCCGGTGGTGGTTCAGGGCCATCGCGCACTGCCGGCAGACACGGCGCTGCACGCCGATGGCGGCAGCCTTGCCCTCAGCAGCACCGACCGGGTTGTGGTCACCTTGACCCAGACCGTTGGTACTGCAGCGCGACTGCAGGTGCAGGCATCGCTGGCGCCTTCGCGCACTGCCATCGGGTTGGAAGCGTTGCTCGCCTCCCAGCACCGCCTGGCCATTGTGGAGGGTGCCAAGCATCGCCTGATGCGCGTGCCGGGGCCGCTGCACAAGCCCAAGCCGGCCGAAGAGTCGCGCCAGTTGTTTGAGGCCGCCGTTGCAGCGGCCAGCGTGGATGCCTGGCGGGGGCACACCAACAGCACGCCTCGCGCGCGGCCCAAGTGGTGCTGATGCTCGGCGCGCCCCGCACACCACGTACACCCCGCGCAGCCTGACTCCAGCACGCAAACGATCCTCGGAGAACACAACATGCCTATCACCGCCCAGAGCATCATCCGCCGCTGCGTCGAGACGCTGCAGGACACCACGTCCATCCGCTGGCCTGTTGCCGAGCTGGTGCGCTATCTGAACGATGGGCAGCGCGAGATCATCGTCCATCGGCCTGATGCCATGGTGACCAATGCCTCGCAAGCGCTTGTGGCTGGCAGCAAGCAAGGCATTCCGGCCAACGGCACCAAGCTGATTGACGTGGTGCGCAACACCAGCGGCAACAAGAAATCGGTGCGCCTGTGCTCGCGCGAGATCCTGGATGCGCAGTCGCCGGGTTGGCACAACCTCACGGGCGTCACCGAGGTCAAGCACTACATGTTCGACCCGCGCGATCCGAAGACCTTTTACGTTTACCCACCGGCCGCGGCGTCGGGCGCATCGGTCGAGCTGGTGTACAGCGCCCTGCCCACCGATGTCACTGAGCCGGCCGAAGGCGCCGACTACACCGGTGTCAGCGGCAACATCAGCGTGCCTGACATCTACGGCAACGTGCTGCAGGACTATGTGCTTTACCGCGCGTACATGAAGGACAGCCAGTACGCCGGCAACGCCAACCGCGCCACGGCGCATTACGGCGCCTTTGCCAACGCGCTGGGCCTGGAGATCAAGGCCACCGTCGGCGTCGCGCCCACCAGCCCGGGCAACCCCAACAGCCCGCAGGCAGCCATGGCTGCAAGCGGTCAACAGGCGGCTGGATGAGGCCTGTCCTGACCTGACGCCCACGCACCCACTGCCAAGCGCCCATGACCGACCGGATCCTTCTTGTGCAGGGCGACACCCGCCCGCGGCTGGTCATCGACTTGGCTGACGAGGCTACGGGCGACGCCATGGATGTCAGCGACACGGGCACGAGCGTGGTCGTGAAGTTTCGCGAGCTGGGTGGCCAGACACTGAAGGCCACGCTGGCTTGCACGAAGCTGATCACCGCGACCAACGCCACACCAGGCGCGGCCGGGCGCGTGCAGGCCTTGTGGCCAGCCGGTGCGCTGGACACCGCCGGGAGCTTTGAGGGCGAGATCGAGATCACCTTTGCCGACGGAACGGTGCAAACCGTCTATGACCGGCTGAGGTTCAAGGTGCGCGAGGAGTTCTGAGCGTGTCGGTCGTGCGCGCCACCATCACCGTCGTCACCGCGACGGCCACGGTCACGCTGGACCCGCTGGCGCGCAACCCTGTGGCGGTGGATGTGGGTCGGGCAGCCGATGTGCTGGTGCGCGTGGTGCAGTACCGGCGCGCGCCGCTGCACACCGCATCGGCGCTAGATGCCGCCGCACTTGGCCTGGAAAAGCAGCTGGCCCACACCGTCGGCGCGACCGATGACCTGGGTGGCGTCCTGAGCCTTGACGACGACCAGACCATCGGCTTGACCAAGGCGCTGAGCCCCGTGGCCAGCGTGTCGGAGGCTATTGACGGGCTGGATGCGGGCAAAGGTCTTTCGCATGGCCTGGCGCTGTCCGATGGCAGCCTGCGGCAGGCCGGTAAGCTCGCAGCGGACACCGCTCAGGCGCAGGACACGCTGTCCCGTGTGGCGAGCTTTGGGCGCGAACTGCCGGCCATCTACGCCCTCGACTACTTCGCCGAGGACTACACCGCCACCGACAAAGCGCTGGCGAGCGAGCAGTTCTCGGCGAGCCTGTCGCGCCCGGTGTCCCATGGCGCAGGTGTGGCCGAGCTGCCGTCGCTTGGCTTTAGCAAGGGGCCGACCCACACAGCCCGCCTGGCCGACGCGGCCTCGTTTGTGAGCGGCAAGGCTGTCGGCGTCGCGTACGCCGACGGCTACTTCGCCCAGGACTACACGGACAACGCCGAAGCAATCTTCGTGGGTGACTTGCTCGGCGGGCGCGTCATGACCAAAGGCCGCAGCCACACCTCCAGGGCGCTGGACACCGGCACCCTGGCCATGCCAACCACCTATGCAAGCGACTACTTTGCCGGCGACTACGCGGGGCTGCTGCGCACGTGGTAATGCCGCACCGCAACGAATCAACTTCAACACCCGAAAGGACCCCGCACCATGAACACCGCCGAAAACCTCAAGCTGTCCGGCCGCCTCAACATCGAGCTGCATGGCCCTGATGGCGCCCTCAAGGACGCCCGCGAGGTCGACAACCTCGTCGTCAGCGCCGGCCTGGCCTACATTGCCAGCCGCATGACCGGCACCGCCAAGGGGGTCATGACGCACATGGGCCTGGGCTCTGGCACGACGGCCGCCGCAGCCGGCCAGACCGATCTGGTGTCACTGCTGGGCGCGCGCGAGGCCATCGACACCACCACCTTGGTGGGCGCCAACCTCAACCAGGTGCAGTACGTGTGTGGCTTCGAGGCCGGCGACGCCACCGGCGCCGTCACGGAAGCCGGCATCTTCAACGCCTCCTCGGGTGGCGACATGTTGTGCCGCACCACGTTTGCCGTGGTCAACAAGGACGTCAACGACACGCTGACGATCACCTGGACGATCACGCTGTCGGCCGTCTGAGCGCGCGCGCACCGCGCCGCAAGACCCACCCCACAGACCAAGGACCGATCACATGGCCGACATCCTGACCCGCGCCGGCAAGGGCGCCCCACTGACCAATGCCGAGGTCGACGCCAACTTCGTCAACCTCAACGAGGAGCTGACGCGGCTGGCGCCGCAGGTCAACCACATCGGCACGCCGGGCTTGCGCGGCTACGGGGTCGGCATTGCGCCCAGCGTACCCAGCGGCTTCAGCAAGCTGGCCGGTACCGAGAACCCGTATTCCGATCAGTACGGCAACTACCAGTTCTCGGACGGATCCGTCATGGTGTGGATCCCGGCGTACTACCTGCGCATCGGGCACGTCGACAACCCGACGTACGCGGCGTTCGGCGTCAACAGCATCGACACCAAGCCGCTCACCTTCTTCGCCAGCGAAGCCGCAGCCAACGCCCAGGGCTACTACCTGCACCGCGCTTTCAAGAACAACGGCGTCAACCAGGCGGGCTTCTTCCGCGACAAGTACGACTGCTCCAACAACAGCGGCACGGCGAGTTCCATCGCGCTGGCCGCGCCCGTGGTCAGCGGGCCCAGCACGGGGCAGACGGGGTTCTCCGCGTGCACGGCCAATGGTCAGACGCCGGCCAACAACTACGGCGGAGCCATCGCGGCAGCCAAGTCGCGCGGATCGCGGTTCTTTCCCGAGTCCATCTTCATGGCTGATGCGCTGACCCGCATCAGCGAGGCGCACGCCCAGGCTGCAGTCAACGCCACCAACTGCGCCTGGTGGGTCGCCAGCGGCGTGAGCGCGCCGCGCGGAAACAACAACAACGCCTTGCGCGACACCAGCGACACGAGCGTGGTGTTCACCACGGCGGGCGCCGCGTTCAACGCCAACTTCGCGCTCACCGGCTCGGGTGTGCCGTTTGCCAAGACCACGCACAACGGGCAGGCCAACGGCATCACCGACGTGGCCGGAAACATCTGGAAGATCAACATCGGCATGACCTGCATTGCCGCAACCAAGACGATCACGGGCGCGACGCAGGCCAACCCGTGCGCCATCACCATTGCGGGCCACGGCTACACCACGGGGCAGGTGGCCATGATCGAGAGCGTGGGCGGCATGACACAGCTCAACAGCAAGCTCTTCAAAGTCACTGTCATCGATGCCGACACCTTCAGCCTGGACGGCGTGGACAGCACGGCCTTCGGCGCCTACACCAGCGGCGGCAACTGCACCGTCGGTACGTGGTACGCATTGAAAGAGTCGGCGGACATTGCCGTGGTGACTGGCGGCAACTCAGGCGCCACTGACCATTGGGGCGCCACGGGCGTGGCTGCGCTGATGGATGCTGTAGATTTGGAGTTTGCGACAACCTACCCGAGCAACGGTTACGCGCAGCGCTACGGCAACGGCGCCAACGCCGTGTTTGACATGGACGACGCCGCCAGCCGGGCCCGCGCCATGCTGGGCATGCCCGAGGCTGGTGGCGTCAGCACCAGCGGCACCAACCTGTTCGGCCAGGACTACTACTACCAGTACGTGCGCAATGAGCTCTGTGTGGTCTCGCGCGGGAGCTGGCCCTACGGCTCGGGTGCCGGGGTTCGCTTCCGCCCCTTGGACTTCTCCCGCGCGTACGCCAGCTACTCCGTGGGGTTCGCCGCCGCCTCGTATTTGTGATGTGGCCCTGAGCGACAGCGACAGGGCCTGGACCGATTGAAGGAGACCTCCATCATGCCGACCGGAAGCCGACTGCACGCTGAGGCGACGCTGCACCGCAAGCTGGTGCTGCTCGCGGTGCAGCTCGAGGGGTATCTGCGTCACTTTCCGAACTGCCACAAGTACACCTTGACGCAGCAAATCCGGCAGGCCTATCTGGACGTCTACAACCTGGTGACCGAGTGCCAGAAGCGTCACCATCGCAAGACGGCGCTGACCCAGCTGGACGTGCGGCACGAGCAGTTGCGCATGATGGCGGTGTTGGCGCACGAGCTGGGGTTGTTCAACTTCTCGGGCGGCAAGACCGACCCGACGACCCCGGGAGAGCGGCGCTTTCTGGTGCTGTCGCGGATGATCGACGAGCTTGGCCGCATGATCGGCGGCTGGGTGGCTCATGAACTGCGCGGCGACGCGCCCAAGAATGCGCGCGGGCAGGAGGCCGCGCGCCCTGAATCCGAGGGCCTCGACACTGTCGGGGCCTTTGGTGCGGTGGTGGCTTGACATGCTCTGTGTGATCTCGCGCGGGAACTGGAACAACGGCTCGAATGCCGGGGTTCGCAACCGCAACTTGAACAACAACCGCACGAACTCCAACAACAACGTGGGGTTCGCCGCCGACTCGATGCCAGGTACGCCCCATGCGGCAAGTGCCGTGCGGCAACGAGGGAGCCACCGTCGCGGCTGGTGCCGAAATGTTCTGCTGCAGCGTCTTTTGGTAGCCCAGGCCGGCCGTGTTGCCAGCCCGCGGGCGAAGACCGGCGCCGTGGCCCCTACACCCCCAGGCCGGGCCGCAGCATGAAGCGCGCCGGGCACCTGTACCATCACATCGTCAGCACCGAGGCGCTGCTGGCGGCATGGCATCGCGCCCGCCAGAACAAGCGCTCGCACCGGTCGGTGCATGCCTTCGGCCGCAACCTGGGCACCCACATTGCAACGCTGCGCGCCGAGTTGGTGGCGGGCACCTACCGCCCCGCGCCGCTGCACCGGTTCTGGGTGCGCGACGGCCGCAAGCCCCGCCTGATCGAGGCGCCGAGCTTCAGGGATCTGGTGGTGCAGCACGCCATCTACGCCGTGCTGCAGCCGCTGCTGGAGCGCCGCTACATCGCCACCAGCTTCGCCTGCCGGCAGGGCCTGGGCACGCACAAGGCGGCCGACTGGCTGCAGGCCCAGATGCGCCGGGCGCCGCGTACCGCCTGGACGCTGCACGTGGACGTGCGGCGCTACTTCTACAGCATCGACCGCGACATCCTGCGCGGCATGCTGGAGCGCATCGTCAAGTGCCCGCGCACGCTGGAGCTGACGATGCTGTTTGCCCACCGGCCCGAGGCGGCCGGCGTGCCCATCGGCAACCTGCTGAGCCAGACCTTCAGCAACCTGTACCTGAACAGCCTGGACCAGTACGCCAAGCGCACGCTGAAGATCGCCGCATACGCCCGCTACGTGGACGACGCCGTGATGATCGCCCCCGACCGGGCCACGGCTGCGCAATGGCTGGACGGCATCCGCCGGCATCTGGCACTGCTGAACCTGGAGATCAGCCACCACAGCCTGCAGCCGATCAGGCGCGGCGTCAACTGGTGCGGCTACCGCACCTGGGCCCGGGCGCGGTTCGTGCGCCCGCACTTGGTCAGCCAGATCCGCCGCGACGCGCGCGCGCATCGCCTGCCCAGCCTCGTCTCCAGGCTCGGCCACGCCTGCCGCACCGCATCACTGCGCCCCATCCTGCGCCACTTGAAGGAGCACCACCATGCCGTCTTTGATCGCCTACCGCAAGGTTTCCGACGCTTACACCACGTACCAGCTTCGGCTGCCTGAGCCCTCCGAGCCCGGCGCGGCTGTCGGCCAAGAGCTCCTGACGCTTGCCGACGGGCGCACCGTCGTGTCGCTCCCGGACGGCGCGACGCTGCCTGAGCAGCCTGCGCCAATCGCCGCAAGCATCGAGACCCTGGCCACTCCGCTGGCGCCTGAGCTCGAGGCCGAACTTCGCCGAGGCAGCCCGCATCTGCAGTTGATTGATGAGCGCGTAGTGCAGCGCATCCGCGAGGTTTACTCGGTCGACGAAGAGATCAAGATGTTGCGCATCGCGCCGTCGCACGAGACGGACGCATGGAACGCGCACGTGGAGGCTTGCCGCGCCTGGGGTCGTGCTGAGCGCGCCAAGCTGGGGCTGTGAAGGCCCATGGCTGTCGTCCGCCTGCTTGGCTTTGCCGGCGAAAACCGCGCCGCGCACCCCACGCTGCTGGCGCCGGCGCAGGGCGCCCTCAGCCGAAACCAGAAGCCTGGACGCGGTGATTTGAGGTCCTGGCGCCAGCCGCTGACGGTGGCCACGGTGCCCGCTGGGCGTAAAAGCATCTACCGCATGGGACGCGATGTTGCGGGCGACGGCACCTATTGGGTGAGCTGGGCAGCAAGCCCGGTGCACGCCGTGCGCGGGTTTGATCCCGCTGACACCACCGAGCGCACCTATTTCACCGGCTCTGGTGCGCCGCAGGTCACTGACAACCTGGCGCTCGACGGTACCGATCCTCAAGACAACCCGACCGTTACGCGCCCGCTGGGCCTGCCGGCGCCAGCAGCAGCGCCCACCATCACCACGGTTGGAGGCGGTGAATCCGAAACCAACCAGACGGTTTTCTACGTCTACACCTATGTGAACGACTGGGGCTGGGAAAGCGCCCCAAGCCCGCCAAGTGCAGCCAACGTTCGCAAGAGCGACGACACTGCCACGATCAGCGGTTTCTCAGCCGTGCCGTCGGGCAACTACAACGTCAGCCTGCGGCGCATCTACCGCACGGCCACGGGCTCGAGCGGCGCCACCGAGTTCTTCTTCCTGCGCGAGATTGCCATCGGCACCAGCTCGACCAGCGACGACAACCGCGCCCTCGGTGAGGTTCTGCCTACCACCACATGGCTGCCGGCGCCTGGCGTGCCTGTGGGTGCAGGCGGCACCACCGAGGCCAGCCTGTCGTACTTGACGGCGCTGTGGAACGGCATGCTGGCCGGCATCAGCGGCAACGCGGTGCGGGTGTGCGAGCCCTACACCCCGTATGCCTGGCCGTCCGAATACGACATCGTGCCGCCGGATGCCAAGCCGGTGGCGCTGGGTGTGTACGGTCAAAACCTGCTGGTGCTGACCACCGGGCGGCCGCTGCTGGTGATGGGGTCCTCACCCGAGGGGCTTGACCAGACGCCGCTGGAGATTCCGCAGGGCTGCGTGTCGGCCCGCTCGGCCGTCAGCATGGGCTCTGGCGTGGCCTGGGCCAGCAATGACGGTCTGTGCTGGTACGGCGCTGGCGGCGCACGCATCCTCACCGCCGGCCTGATGACGCGCCAGGACTGGCAGGCCCTGGTGCCGTCCACCATCGTCGGCCGGCTCTACGAGGGGCTGTACTTCGGCAGCTACTCGGACGACGGCGGGGCCACGCGCAAGGGCTTCATGCTCAACCCGGGCGACCCGAACGCGGGGGTCTACTTCCTCGACACCGGCTATGAGGGCCTGCACTTCGACGAGCTGCAGGACCAGCTGTACGTGCTGGACGGCAACAGCGTCAAGAAGTGGGATGCCGGCGCATCGGCCATGACCTGGCGGTTTCGCAGCAAGCAGTTCCGTGAGCCCAGACCGGTGAACTTCGGCGTGCTGGAAGTGCAGGCCGACACCTACCCAGTCACCGTGCGCATCGATGCGCTGAACCTGCCGTCCGCCACCGTCACCAAGTTGGTGGCGCGGCGCCCGGCCGTGTTCTCGGCGCCCACGCCAAACACGTTCCGCTATACCGTCAGCGTGGCAGGCTCCGACAGCGTGGCCCTGCCGGGTGGCTTCATGGCCAGCGATTGGCAAATTGAACTTGAGGGCAGCGGCGCCGTGCAGGCCGTGGCCATGGCCAGCAGCTCGCAGGAGCTGATGCAGACCTGACGCGAAGGCCCCGACCGCCACCGACGCATCACGCCAATGAGCCGCAACGACCTGCCCAACCCCAACGCGACCAACTTCGGCGCACGCATGCGCGAAGCGATGATGACCTACCTTGGTCGTCTGGGCGACCCGCTGGACCGTGGCCTGACGTTGCGCGACCTGGTGGAGGCAGGCATGGTCAGGCTGCGCGAGGGCTTTACCCTGCGCAGCGGTTTCAGCGGCACCCTGCCCATCGAGCCCGGTTCGGCCATCAGTGAAGCCTATGAACGCGACCTGACCCCGCCGCCGACGCCCACGGGTTTTGCGGTGTCCTCGGCCATCAGCCACGTTTTCATCGAGCACGACACGCCGGCCTACCAGCAGGGCCACGGGCACCTGCGCACGCGGGTATATGGCAAGGTGGTGGCTGCGGGCGATGCGCTGCCGGTGTTTGCCGACGCGGCGGAAGTCACCCAGTTCAGCGGCCGCACCCACGCGCACCCTAGCAACCCTGCAACCACCTGGAGGCTGTGGATCAAGTGGGAGACGGTGGACGGGGTGCTCAGCACCAATCCTGCGGGCGGCACCAATGGCCTGGAGGTCACCACCGGCCAGGATGTCGCCAAACTGCTGGAGTCGATCAGCCAGTACGCGTTGGACCCCGACGTTGACGATCCAAGTGCACGCGTCGTCTATCGGGCCGACACCTTCGCGGTAGCCCCGCGTGTCACGTTCAACCAGGAGGCTACGCCGACTGCGACAGTTGCAGGCGACCTGTGGTACCAGCCCTCCACGGGTGTCACCAAGGCGTGGGACGGCGCCGCCTGGGTGGCTTTCAGCACCGCAGCGCCTTTTGTCGTCAACACCCAGCCCCAGACCATCAACGGCGTGGCCGTGCCTCCCGGCGTGTTCATGGACGCCGCGTTCATCAAGAACGGCACCATCACCGACGCCAAGATCGGAAACCTGCGCGCGGACAAGATCACTGCAGGCTACACCTCCAGTGTGGACCTGGAGTCTGGCGTCTTCTTCGGGTCGGACTTCTACATCGGTGGCACGGCCACCTACGAATACAACGACCCCGTTGACCCGGCGCGCAAGACGGGCATCGCCAGTGTCAGCAACCCTGCCATTGCGCTCAAGGGCGGCGACACGCCGACGGCGGAGTTCACGGTAGATGCGTTCAAGGTCAAGACTTCGACCAGCGCTGCAGCTATTCCGCTGCTGACGGTTTCCGGCACAACGGTGCGTATCAACTTCAACGAACTGAGCAACACGCTGAGTGACTTGGGGTACACGGGGGACTCCGACGCTACCCGCAACAAAGTGTGGCAGCAGACCACGGCGCCCACTTCGGGCGTTGCAGACGGAGACCTTTGGTTCGACACCAACGACAACAACCGTCTGTACGTGCGCACTTCGGGGTCTTGGGTGCTGCGGCGCGACACTGGCATCGACGCCGCCCTTTCCGCTGCCAGCACGGCTCAAGATACAGCCGACGGCAAGATTGAGAGCTTCTACCAGACCAGCGCCCCGACGAGCGGGATGTCACTGGGGGATTTGTGGTTCGACACGGACGACGGCAACAAGCTGTACCGGTACAACGGGAGTGCGTGGGTTGCTGCACAGGACTCCAAGATTGGTCAGGCCATCTCTGACGCCGCCACGGCGCAGGCCACCGCCGACGGCAAGATCATCACGTTTTTTGGTGATTCCACACCTACAGCTTCGGCCGTCGGTGATCTTTGGTACTCCGATTCCACCAAGCTACTCAAGCGCTGGAGCGGGTCGTCGTGGGTCACCGTCTCCTCGGAGGGCGCTCCTAGCGGCACCAACGTCGGCAGCACACTGGCGCAAACCGTCGAGTCCAACGCCGCCAACGGCGACTCGGCCTACAGCGCGGTCAACAACGCCAGCACAGGGCTTGCGACGAAGCTGGCCAACAACGCGCGCAACGCGCTCAGCGGCCCAGCCGGTCTGGCCATAGGTTCGATCGACTGGAACACCAGTGGTGTTCGCACGTCTGGCTACGGGGTTGGCATTACCGCCAACGGCATTGCTGCGTACAACTCCAGTGGCGACGTCACCTTCACCCTCAGCGGCAGCACAGGCGCGGCGATCTTCGCGGGCGCTTTATCCGCCGCCACGGGCACGTTCGCCGGCTCCATCAACGGGGGAGCTTTCACGGGGTACGCGTGGCCGTCAGGGGGAACACCATCCGCTCCCAAGTTTGGGTTTTACTTAGGTTCTGAAGGGTTGCTGCTTGGTAATTACGAAACCGTCTTTGGTGTAGCGCCTTCTACATATAGAAAATATTTACAGGTAACTAGCGCCGGCGATATTTACTCCTCTGGTTTTAGTGTGGTTAACGGCAATCTAAGTATAGGCGGCGGAAAATTCGCTGCGTACATAGACGGGTCCGTAGTCGCGGACAACGTAGATATTCGCAGGCGAATCGTTCTACAAAACGGTGAGTACGACGGGCAGGAAGTTGTCATTGGCTCCTACGCCGACGAGTTCGGTAGCTCTTATTATCCAGTAGGATCGGTCTTTAATGTCGAAATACAGTCCCTGATTCTGACGGATATATACGACGCAGACACACAAAGCGCTTTGAATAATCAGCCGTACTACGTCGCAGCAAGAGGGAGTGGTGCGTTTAGAAATTGGAGTGGCGGCAGTGGCTCGACGTTCAAGATCGCAGTGACAGGTGATGTTGGCGTAACTCGATCATTTTCGAATTCCGGAAACTATGCGGACGACCATCGTATTGCCATTCGGCTGAGAATGAAGATTCGTCTGGATTCCGGGTACTTCAACACTTTCCGGATACCAGTCATCAAATGGACGCTGTTCAAACTGTAGACGCACCGGCATTTGTCTCGACGATAGATGTTGATGGTTTCTGGCGCGGGACCATTCGCTCGGACATGGTCAGTGACCTCAATCGCGGCGTCGTGGTTGAAGAGCCGCTGCCGGACGATCCGCTTGGCCCATTCGAGCGGTGGCGCTGGGTTGATGTCGCGTGGACTAAGTGCGCCGACTTTCGCGGCCACTCCTGGTACGACCCGCTGGACACTGGCCGTGTCCACAACCCTGAGACGTTCGACGACGCGCCGCCGGCGCGCTGGACATACTGGCCTCCTGGCGAGAACCCCGTAAGAACCCAAGACGAGGCCCTGCGCAAAGAGTGGGGTCGCGTCAGGGCTCGACGCAACAAGTTGCTCGCCGAGTCCGACTGGGTTGTCGTCCGCGCCGCTGATCGTGGCGAACCCGTGCCCACCGACTGGCAGACCTACCGCCAAGCGCTGCGCGACGTCACGGACCAGCCTGACCCGTTCAACATCGTCTGGCCGACACCTCCGGGCTGAGTTGCGCTGTGGGCGTGGCAAGCATGGCACGCTGCGGCGATGCACGCTCGGGACGCCCTCTGCTACGACCTGCCGCAGGTGCTGGGCTTCATGCGCACGCACCTGCCTGGCCTGCGGCCCGCCGAGGACATGGTGGCCATCGGGCTGCAGCGCCGGGGCCAACTGGTGGCCGGCGTGCTGTACGAGGGCATCAACCGCTTCAACGCCTGGATGCACGTCGCCGCCGAGCCGGGTGCGCGGTGGCTGACGCGCGACTACCTGCGGGCGTGCTTTGCGTACCCGTTCAAGGTGTGCGGGCTGCGCCGCGTCAGCGGCTACGTGGACGAGAGCAATGCGGCTGCCATGCGGTTCAACACGCACCTGGGCTTTCGTGAAGAGGCCGTGCTGCGCGGCGCCGCCGTCGATGGGGGCAGCGTCATCGTGATGGTCATGTGGCGCGAAGAGTGCCGCTTCCTGGGGGATTGAGACATGGGCTCGAAAAGTTCCAACGCGCCGCCGCCCGACCCGCGGCTGATCGAGGCACAGATTCGCTCGATGGGCGTGCAGGACGACGCCATCGGGCGCATCCTGGCCAATGCCGAGAGCATGCTGCCGCTGCAGCGCGAGCAGACCCAGTTCGCGCTTGACACGGCCCGGCAAGGCGTGGCCGATGCGCAGGCTGACCGCTCGTGGATGTTGACCCGGCGCGGCATGCTGTCGGGCACGCAGGATCGCATGGTGGCTGACGCCAACCGCTTTGACGAGCGGGTGCGCACCGACGACCTGGCGCGTGAGGCCGGCGCCGATGCCCAGGCCGCAATCTCCAATGCGCGGGCGCAGTCGGGGCGGCAGATGGCTCGCATGGGCATCATGCCGGGCTCGGGTCGGGCCGCGGGTATCGACACACGCTCGGTGCTCGGCGAGGCGGCCATGCTGGCGGGGGCGCAGAACAATGCGCGCCGCGCCGCCCGCGCGGAGGGTTACGCACTGACCGACCGCGCCACCAACGCCCTGGCCGGCTACCCGGCCATGAGCATGCAAGCCAGCGGGCAGGGTGCCAACCTGGCGGCTGGCGGGTTGAACGTTGTCAACGCCGGGGCGTCCGGCATGAACAGCGGCTTCGGCTCGGCCGCCACCGTGGCCGGCCAGATGGGAAGCAACGCCACCAGCATGTGGGGCGCGCAGGCCAGCTACAAGAACCAGCAAGACCAGATCGCCGCGTCCAACGATCCGTTCAACACGATTCTTGGCGCCGCCGCGGGTGTCGGCATGAACTACGCGCTCAAAGGCAGCGACAGGCGATTGAAGACCGACATCGTGCCCGTGGGGCGCGACGAGCGAACCGGGCTTGCGCTCTACGAATTCGGCTACATCGGCGCCACCGATGGCAAGCGGTACCGGGGCGTCATGGCTGACGAAGTGGAGCGGGTTGATCCGGATGCCGTGGTTTACGACGACCTTGGCTTCGCCTCGGTGGACTACGCCCGTCTGGGCATCGAGATGGTGGAGGTCTGAGCGATGGGTGCCTTTCAGACGGGTTTCCAGATGGGTTCGTCCATCTACCAGCGCTCTTTGGACAACCAGGACCGTGAGGAGCGCCGCAAGGCTGAGGCTGAGGAGCGCGCGCTGCGCCTCGAGGCGGTGCGGCTGGGCCTGGACGAAAGCCGCGGCCGGCTGGCGCAGCAGCGCGAGTTGGCGGACCTGCGTCGAACGATGCGCGACGAGGCCGCTGGCATTGACCGCGCCGGCACCGACGCCGCCCTGGACGCTGACTTCGAGGCCGAGCTGGCGGCATCCGACCGTCGGGTCAAGCAGGAGGCGGTGGCGCGGGCGCAGGGGCGCGGCGTGGATGCCGCCCTTCGGATGTCGTCGGATGCGGGTGTGCCAGGCGCTGGCGCGCCGCCCATTGCCATGCCGGCGGCCGTTGCCTCGCGTTCGATGGCAATCGATGCCGCTCGACGTCAGCCGCCAGAGGTTGGCTTGCCGTCCGTGGCGGCGCAGTCGTTTCCCGTGTCCTCACTGACCGATGAGGTTGCCAATCCGACGCCACCGGTGACGATCGGCGTCCCCGGCGCGCCGGCTGCGTCCGCCAGCACGCCCGCCGCACCCGCTGCGCCCGTCAGGTCGTTGGTACGCTCGATGTCGAGCAATGCCGCGCCCGTCTTGCCTGCGGCGCCTGCTGCTGCACCCGCGGCGCCAGCCCAGACCGCTGCCCCGGCTCTGCCCGCGGCAGCCGCCGCGCCCGCGGCCGGCAAGCCCGCCGTCCGGCTGTCCAACGCCGACAACGAAGCTCGGCTGACTCGGCGCAAGGCGGTCGATCCCGCCGACTATGGGCAGCGCATCGCGCAGATGAATCGCCAGCTCGAGTACGCGCTGGCCAGTGGTGACATGCAGAGCGCGCGCACGCTGCAGCAGGAGATGCGCACACTGGCCGAGGACGGCGTGTGGTCGCAGGCCTACAAGGCGTACGACGGGTCAGCCCAGCAGATCAGCGATGCGATGGCCGGCATCAACCGCAACTCGCGCAGCCTGACTCTTGGCAAGCCCGACAAGAACGGCATGGTCCGCTTGTCGGTGGTGGACCCGGACAGCGGCGAGGGCAGCTTCGCCAAGCTCAACCGCAACGACCAGGCGCAGCTGTACGCGGCCTCAGCCCTGATGGCGCTGAACCCCACGCGCGCGCTGGAAATGATCGGCAAGGTCAACGAAAGCCTGGCCAAGGCGGTGGCGGCTGAGAACGGGCTGACCGCGCAGCTTGCCGCCAACGCCAACGACGTGGCAGGCAAGAGCAGCAACATCACGCTCAACCGCAACCAGGACGCCCGGGCCGAGGCGCAGGAGGGGCGCGCGGCGGGCAAGGACAAGCGCGAGCAGGCGGACACCAAGGCCCAGCGCGAGGCTCTGGCCGAGCTGGAGGCCGCCAACCAAGCCGGTGATGCCCAGGCCGTCAACGCGGCCCGCCTTGCCGCCGTAAAGGCTGGGTTGAAGCTGGAGGACGGCGGCGACAAGAACGCGCCGGCCGAGGTCAAGCTGGCCAGGGCTGCGCTGGCGGCCAGGATCCCCGGCATTGACTCCATGGCTGCAGCGCTGCAGTGGGCGCGCACCAACCGCAGCAAGTCGCCCCAGGAGTGGTGGGGCGATGTGTACCAGTCTGCCCTGCGGGCCAACATGGGCAATGCGGAGCAGGCCAAGAAGGCGGCCGATGCGTTCCTCGTGGACTTCAACAAGCAGAACGCTGCTGCGGCATCGCAGGCATCCGGGGCGGCCGGCGCCCGGGGCGCCGGCAATGCGGCACCGACGCCAGCGCCAGCCCGTCCCGGCACATCCACGACGGTGCCCGCTGGCACATCCACGGCGGCGCCAGCTGGCGCTCAGGCCAGGCCAGCCGGCCCGCGTCAGCCCAACGCGCGCGACATTGCTGCCTTGAAAAGCGACCCGGCGCTGGCCGCACAGTTCGACATCAAGTTTGGCCCCGGCGCGGCGCGCCGTGTGCTGGGTGAGCGCATCGACGTGGGGCGCGTGCAGCCCGCGACGTCGGCGCCCTGAGCGGCGTGGCAAGCATGGCAGCCTGTTGGCACCTCGCCAACGTCTGCTGCCATGGCCAACTACTTCGACCGCTTTGACGATGACGACGACGCTTCGGGTGTGGCCGCGACCACGCAAGCCGAAGCCTCGCCGTCTGCTGCCGCACCCCAGGCCGCAGTGCGCGACCAGGTCATGCAGCAAGGCGCTGCAGGCAACTTCTTTGACCAGTTTGACGACTACCAGGACCCGCGCGTTGACGTTCCCGGACTGAGCGTTGGCAGCGTTGCGCAGGACGCGGCGGCTGGGGTGCTGCAGATCGGCCCGACCGCCGTCAAGGGCGTGGCCGACATTGCGCGTTTGGCCACAGGCGACCGCGTGGGCGGCGATACCTCCAGGGCCATGGAGCGGGGCATGAAAGCCATCCGCCAGGTGGTTGGCTCGGACCGTGCTGCAGCGCAGCGGACCAACTTCGAAGCCGACATGCGGGACGACTCCGTGGGCGTGCTGCAGGCTTTGGGCCGCAACAAGGGCGCCATCGCTGACCAGTTCCTGCCGACCATCGGCAGCATGTTCCTGCCGGTTGGCGTGGGTGCGGCGGCCGGTCGTCTGGCCACGGTTGGTCAGGGCGCGCAGGCACTGGGCCGGGCTGAGCTGGCCAGCCGCGTGGCGCGTGCCCAGCAATGGGCTGGCACCGGCACGGTGGCGGCACAGAACGCGGCGGACACTTTCGCCGAACTGCTGGACAAGGGCGCGCCGATGGATCGCGCCTACGTGGCCGCAGGCATCACGGTGCCGTTTTCGGTGGTGGCTGGGCTCATCACGCGGGGCGGTGCCGAGGGCGCCTTGACGCGAGCCATTACCGGCCAGCAGGTGGCGTCGCAGGGCATCGTGCAGCGCACGGGCCAGGCGCTGGGCGCAGGCCTGCGTGAGGGAGCCCAGGAGATTGGCGAGACGGCAGGCCAGATCACCGGCCGAGCGGTCGGCACGGGCGAGGTGCCGAGCGGCACATCTGCCGCCAAGGAGCTGGCCGTGGCCGGCTTGCTGGGCTTTGGCCTGGGCGGGGGCGTCGATGTGGCGACGCAGGGCGGCCTGATGGGCCCGCGTGGTCCGGCGCAGGCCTCAGGTGCCTCAGGTGCTCCAGGTGCTCCAGGTGCTCCAGGTGCTCCTGGGGCCACTCCTGGAACGCCGCCCATTACGCCACCGGGATCCGGCCCTGGAACGCCGCCCGCTTCGTCCGGAACCGCCACACCCCTGTCGGCCGTATTCATCAGCCCAGACGACATGCAGCGCATCAACACGCTGATGCTGCTGTCGCAGACCCGCGCACTTACCGACGCCGAGGAAAGCGAGCTCGATGGCCTGCTGCAGCGGCTGCAGGATGATTCGGATGCGGATCTGTCCGCGCCACCGCCCGCACCGCCCGGGGCATCACCCGCGGCGTCACCGGCTGCACCAACGGCCACGCTGGCCAACGCGGCGCCGGTACCGCCCCCTGCAACACCCCCGGCGACCGGTGGCGCCCCGCCATCGGTGGACGACTCCGCCCAGAACCTGCAGAACCGAGACCGAACGCGCGCGGCGTCGGTGGCGCAGATGCAGCAGATTGCCGCTGATCCGGACTACATGCGCCTGGGCCCCAGTCGCTCGCCGGACACGGGTGCGCCAATGGTGTTCGCCGTGGGAGATGCGGGCGCCCCCGTGCAGCCATCCGCCCTGGGCCGCGAGGACGTGGCTGTGATGGCCGATGGTCAGCGTGTGCCGTTTCGCTATGCCGTGGTGGATGCCGCTGTGCTGCAGCCATCCAACTTTGCCGACGGAAGCGCCAATCCGGCCTTTGCGCAGCAGACGCCGGGAACCCTGATTGCGCTGAACAATGGCCGCACGGCCGGCCTGCGCGAGGCTTGGCAGCGCGGCACGGCCGAGCGCTACAAGGCCGAGCTGGTGGCCGATGCGCAGACCCACGGCGTGGACCCGGCCGCGGTGGCGCAACTTGAGCGTCCTGTGCTGGTGCGCCTGTACTCCGAGCGCGACAACACCGCCAACATGGCCGCCAAGAGCCAGGGCCAGGGCATGGGACTGACGGCGCAGGAGCTTGCCGCCGGCGACGCCCGCCTCATTGATGCCGGGCTGTTGTCGCTGTACCGCGGCGGCGACATGGACGCCATGGCCAACCTGGACTTTGCGCGAGGCTTCGTCGGTCGGCTGCGCGGCATCGGTCAGGACACCGCCACGCTGATGACGGCGGACGGCATGCTGTCGCAGGATGGTCGCCGCCGCATGGAGGCTGCGCTGCTGGCCAATGCCTACGACCGCCCTGATCTGGTGGGTGAGCTGTACGAGAGCAACGACACCGACATCTCGGCCATCGGCGGCGCGCTGCGCCAGGCGGCCGGCAGCTGGGCCCTGATGCGCGACATGGCGCGCTCGGGTGTGGTGGAGCCAGGCTTCGACATCACCGCCGACCTGATGCGCGCCGTGGAGATGGTGCGTACCGCCCGACGCGGCCGCAAGGGCCTGTTGGACATGGCCAACCAGGTCGACCTGGAAACCGGCCGACCGGCCGACGAGCTGACCGTGGAGGCGCTGCGCGTGCTCTACGGCGGGCAGAACCTGACGCGGGCGCGCGGGCGCGAGAAGGTGGCGTCCATCCTGGACGGGTATGTCAATGCGGCGCTGTCCGCTGGTACGGGCATGGGCCTGTTCGATGACGCGCCCACCCCGCTGCAAGCGCTGCAGTCTCTGAACAACGCTGCCGAAGGAGCCGCCAATGTCCCCAATGACCTCAATGTCGCAGGATCCCAACCCGGCGCTCCAGCGGCCCCAGCAGCCCCAGCAGCCCAGCCAGCCCAGACAGGCCAAGAGCCTGCCGCGAACGGTGGAGAACTTCCCGGCGCAGGCCCTGCGCCTGGGTCAGATGCAGCTGCAGATGGGCCAGCTGGACAACGACCTGGAGCTGGTTCGCAACGGGCAGGCTCTGATCCGCAGGGCGCGGACGGAACTGGCGCGCAGGGCGCAGGTGCAGCAGCCACCGGCAGCGGAGTAGACGTTTCGGCACCGGCCGCTGCGCAACCGTCCGCGACGACCGCAACAGACACCTACGAATCTCGCCAGGCGGATCGGCTGGATCGCATCCGCAACGCGCCCAGCATTGAGGCGGCCGAGGGCGTGCTGCAGGAGGAGTACTTCGACGCGGAGCGGAATTTCGAGGGCACGTCGCGCCTGCAGCGTGAGGTCCGTGAGTTGATTCAGCGTCTTGATGCTGACCGTCGCCGCCAGCGCCGGCAGCAGCTGGATCGTCAGCGTTTTGATGAGGGCAAGTGGGTTGAGGACAGCGCGCTCACCGAGCTGTACCGCCAGACTCTCAAGCGCGGCACGTTCGAATCTGACCTGCAAAACCGCAAAGCCTTCAACATCGCGGTGAACGCGGCCTTTCAAGCCAACCCGGATCGCGAGTACGAGGTTGCCCGAGAGCCAGGTGCCTCGTGGGACATGGACCGCGACGTGGTGCGGTACAGGAAGAAGCCGGCACCGGCCGCCCCGGCTCCAAGCGCGGCCTCAACTCAGCAAGGAGCAGCCAATGGGCTACGGCAAGAAGGGCAAGGGGGGCAAGAAGCCCCCGATGCGGTGAACCCGCCGGCCGGCGCGCCTGGGCAGCAGCCTGGGGCGCCGGCTGATGACGCCGCGGCCGAGGCGTGGTGGCAGTCCATGACGCCCGCCGGCAAGCGCGCCGCGCTGAGTCAGGTCGGCGCAAAGAGCCTGCCGGACCGCGTGCTGTGGAACAACATGCCCAAGCCGGTGCGCACGAAGCTGCGCGGCATCATTGGCACGTCGAGCGATCCGACTGTCGCGGAGGCGATTTCGACTCCGGCGCCGACTCCGGCGCCTATTCCGCCTGCAGCGGAACCAGTCCAAGCACCGGCCCAAGCACCAGCCCAGGCACCGGCCCAGGCACCAGCCCAGGCACCAGCCCAGGCACCGGCCCAGGCACCGGCCCAGGCACCAGCCCAGGCACCAGCCCAGGCGCCAGCGCCCACCCCGCCTGGCAGCGCCAACACAATCTTCACGGAAGAGGCGGCCAATGCGGCGCGCGAGCGTCTGCGCAAGAAGCTCGGGCGACTGCAGTCGGGCATCGACCCCGAGACGATGCTGGACGGCATCACGCTGGCGGGGTATCACATCGAGCGCGGCGCGCGCCGATTCGCTGCCTACGCCCGGGCAATGGTGGACGACCTGGGCGACGCGGTGAAGCCTTACCTCGTGTCCTGGTACTTGGCTGTGCGCAACGACCCGCGCGCGGCTGGTTTGAAGGCCGACATGGACCGTGCGGCCGATGTCGAGGATGCGGACATCGATGCCGCACTGAAGGCCGAGGAATCCACACCAGCTCCCACACCAGCTCCCGCACCAGCACGGCCTGGCGCAGCGGCCAGCCCTTCCCTGGGCACGGCTGCTGGCCGGCAGGCCCTGGCGCAGGCCATTGCTGACCTCTTCATCGGCGGCGACGGCTTCAAGACCATCGTCGAGGCGCGCAAGGTTATTGCCGAGCTGACCGGGCAGGCCGTCGAGCCGGGTTCTCAGGCTGCCAAGCGGGCCGACGAGACGGTGGAGAACGCCGTTGTACTGGCTGCGCGGGAGATCGTGCAGGCCGCACGTGCTCAGGGACGCGCCGACGGTGTGATCTACGACCGCCTGGTCAACCTGTACGGGCTGCAGCCGACGCTGGGCATGCGCTCATCCACCAGCGTGCGTGAGCAGGCGTACAGCACGCCTGTGCCGCTGGCCTTTCTGGCGTCGCGCCTGGCGGGCGTCAAGCCTGGTGACAGGGTGGGCGAGCCCACAGCGGGCAACACCATGCTGCTGCTGGAGGTGGCGCCCGAGGATGCCGTGGTCAACGAGCTGAACGACGAGCGTGCGGCCAATGCCCGGGCGCTTGGTTTCACCGTCACGCAGAACAACGCCGCCACGTCTGACATGGCGCCAGCCGGCACGCTGGATGTGGAGCTCATGAACCCGCCGTTCGGCGTCGTGCGCGACGACGACGGGCAGCCGATCATCTGGGCCGCCGCGCCGAACTACGGCACGCGCGAAATCGATCACGCCATTGCGCTGCGCGCACTGCAGGCGCTCAAGGACGACGGCCGCGCGGTGCTGATCGTCGGCGGCGTCAACGCCACCAGCGACGAGGCGCTGCGCGAGGGCTATCGCGCCAAGGCCAAGCGGGAGTTCTACTTCCGGCTCTACCAGCAGTACAACGTCACCGACCATTTCACGCTCGACGGTGGCCTTTACGCGCGGCAGGGTGCCAGCTACCCGGTGGACGTGATCGTCATCAACGGGCGCGGCAAGGCCACGCGCGCGATGCCGGCCGCCGAGTTGCCTGCGCGCTACGATTCGTGGGCCGCACTGAAGGAGAAGATTGATGGCAACGCCGCAAACACCGCAGTCGCCCCAGCCAACGCCGCCAACGAACCAGGCGCAAGCGATGGTGCCGTGGTGCCCGCCGTTCGTGCAGCCGGGGCTGTGCGCGGTGATGGTCCCGGCGGGCGAGGAGCTGACGGAGTCGCGGTGGCGGTTCGCCCTGGAGGACCGGATCAACGCAATGACGGCGCGCGACCCGGACGGTCTGGAGATCGCCAACCGGGCGCTGTCGGCAATGGGGTTGATGGCGATCGACCAGCCGTACCACGCGGGGGGCAGCCTGTTCGGGCACAACCTGGAGCTGCGAACGGTGCTGAGCCTGGCAATGAACAGCTACCGCAACCCATTCCCGGCCAAGGTGCCGGCGCGAATGACGCCGCGAATGAAGGGGCTGCTCGAGGAGATGGAGGAAACCGACCTGCTGGCGTGGGTGGAGATGGCGCTGGCCGAAATGAGCCCGCGCTGAACCGGCCGGCCGACCGCCGGGGCCAGGAACAGGAGACCGCCACCCAGGTGGCGTACGCGCCCGCCTCGAGCGTGGCTTCGGTGGGCACGCTGGTGCCGCGCGGCATGCGCGACGCGGTGCTGGCCTCGCTGGCCCGTGTGCAGGAGGCCGTTGGCGACATCGACACCTACGTGGCCGGCAAGCTCGGCTATGACACTGCAGAGCTTGGCCGTTACTTCAGTGCCGAGCAGGTGGATGCGCTGGCCCTGGCCATTTACAACGCCGAGTCTGACGCGGGCTTCGTCATTGGCGACCAGACGGGCATCGGCAAGGGCCGCGTGGTGGCCGCGATGATCCGCTACGCGCTGCGCAGCGGCAAGGTGCCGGTGTTCATCACCGAAAAGCCGAACCTGTACGCCGACATGGTGCGCGACCTGGACGACATCGGCATGGCCGACGAGCTCGGGCTGCAGGCGCAGCGCTCGGCCATCCTGATCACCAACGGCAGCGAGTCGATTCCCTACGCGCTGCGCCGCGAGGTTGATGGCGAGGCGGTGGAGCTGGAGCGCACGCTGCGCGCGCCGGCACAGAAGGAAGCTTTGGCCAAGCTGCTGGACGGCATGGCCGCCAGCGGCAACCTGGGCGAGTACAAGGTCATCTTCACCACTTACAGCCAGACGCAGACCGTGGCCGGCAAGGCCACCGCGCGCATGCGCTTCCTGCAGCGCTTTGCCGATGGAGGCTACGTCATCTTCGACGAAAGCCACAACGCGGGCGGCACCTCCACCCGGCAGGCGCGCTCCAAGGAGGCGCGCGAGGCCGAGGCGGACGGCGAGAACAAGCTTGGCCGGGCGGGCTTTGCGCGCGAGCTGGTGCGCAACTCCGCCGGCAGCTTCTTCAGCTCGGCCACCTATGCCAAGCGGCCGGACGTGATGGACCTGTATTCCAGCACCAACATGATGCTGGCGGTGGACCGGCCGATCGACCTGGCGCCGGCCATCCAGGAGGGCGGCGTGCCCATGCAGCAGATCGTGGCCACGATGCTGACCGAAGACGGGCAGTACATCCGGCGCGAGCGCACATTCGCCGGTGTGGGCTACGACACCCGCAAGACCACGGTGGACAAGGCCACCGCCGAGAACATGGCGACCGCGATGCGGCAGATCCTGGCGTTCTCGCGCGCCAAGGAGGCGGCCGTCGATTCGATGAAAAAGGCGTTCGACAAAGAGGCCGCCGTGGTGCGATCGGTGGGCGGCGAAAAGACCTCGGTGGCCGGCGCCAACTTCGGCGCCATCATGCACAACCTCATCGACCAGATGCTGCTGGCGCTGAAGGTGCAGAACTCGGTGGAGTACGCCATCGAGCGGCTGAAGGCCGGCGAGAAGGTCGTCCTCACCGTGTCCAACACCATGGGTTCGTTCCTGAAGGACTACGCGGAGGACATGGGCCTGCGCTCCGGCGAGCCGGTGGCGCTTTCGTTCCGTGACCTGTACCTGCGCTACCTGGACAAGCAGCGCATCGTCAAGATCAAGCGCCCTGGCAGCCAGGCGGACGAGGAGTACCGCCTCACCGATAACGATTTGGGCGAGGTGCTGGTGCGCCAGTACCAGCAGACGGCCGACTTCATCGGCCGCGCGGGCTTCGGCGCAGCGCCCATCTCGCCGATCGACTTCATGCACGACCGGCTGCGTGCGGCCGGTTTCAGCAGCGACGAGATCACCGGCCGCAGCATGACGGTCAACTACGGCGGCGGCACCGTGCCGACGCTGGCCGGGCGCAACGCTGACATTCGCCAGCGTCTGCGCGCCATCCGGGGCTTCAACAACGGCGACATCGACGCGATCATCCTCAACCAGTCGGGATCCACGGGCCTGTCGCTTCACGCCTCGGACAAGGTGAAGGATCAGCGCAAGCGGCGCATGATCATCGTGCAGGCCGAGAAGAACATCGACACCCACATGCAGATGCTCGGGCGTGTGCACCGCACCGGGCAGGTGGTGACGCCCGACTACACCCAGGCCATGGCCGACATCCCGGCCGAGATGCGCCCGGCAGCGGTGCTGATGAACAAGATGGCGTCGCTGAACGCCAACACCACAGCCAGCCGCAAAAGCGCGGTCACGGCCGAGGGCGTGGTCGACTTCATGAACAACTACGGCGGGCAGGTGGCCGCCGAGTTGTTGATGGACAACCCTGAGATCCACGCAGCGCTGGGCGGCAACGAGCGGTTGCCGGTACCGGACGATGTGACCAAGGCTGACGACGAGCTCATTCGCAAGCTCACGGGCTACATCCCCATCCTGCCGCTTGAGCAGCAGGAGTCCGTGTACGCCGACCTGGTGCAGCGCTACACCGAGCTCATCGAGCGCGAAGACGCCATGGGCACCAACAAGCTGGAGGCGCGGGCGCTGGACCTGGGCGCTCGCACGCTCAGCAGCGAGGCCATCACTGCCCCGCGCGAGGGCGACAACCGGGCCATGACGTCGCGCTTTGCCGAGCCCTCCTACATGGAGAAGGTGGACGTGGCGCGCACCGTCAAGCCCATGACGCGCGCCGAGGTGGCCGCAGCCGTGGCGCAGACGCTTGGCGACAAGACGGCGTCGCAGCTGGCGGCCGAGCTCATCGCTGGCCTGAACAAGAGGCATGCGGCTTTTGTGGCCGACCTCAGGGCCAGGCGAGAGGCTGCCGGTGCCGACCCGATGCGCACACAGCGCGAGGTGGAGACCGCGAACCTGCAGAAGAACCTGGTGGAGGCGATGCTGCGCAGTCACGCGGTGGGCGACAGCGTCACCGTGCTGGATGCCCAGCAGGTGCCCACCTATGGCGTCATCACCGCCATCAGCAACACCGGCGCCACCAAGAACCCGTCGGCCGGCTCGTCATGGAAGATGACGATTGCCCTGGCCAACGGCGACGCACGCTCGCTGACGCTGACAGCCAGCCAGATCGGGCGGGCCTTCACAGTGCGCGATCAGAGCGCCAACATCAGCCTGCCCACTGACGACGGCGGCTCGCGCACCCTGGCGGTTCAAGACCTGTTCGACCTGTACTCGGCCGGCAACGTGCGGCGCGAGCGGCGCTGGATGGTGACTGGCAACCTGCTGGCGGGGTTTGCCAAGTATCCGGGCCAGATCGTCAGCTACACCCGCGACGACGGCAGCGTGGCCCAGGGCGTGCTGATGCGACGTGGGTTTGACTTTGACAAGGCCAAGAAGAGCGGGTCAAGTCTGTCGCTGGGCACCCCGGCGCGGGTGATGGAGTTCTTGCGGCGCGCGGGCAATGGTGCGGTGGTGGTCGATGGCACCGGCGCGCTGCGCATCGTGTCAAGTGGTGGCAAGTTCACGCTGACCACGCCCGCATCCAAGCGCGAAGGCGGCAAGCTCTACCTGGACAAGGCGCTGACGCGAGCCCTTGGCCAGGACTTCTACAAGCGCGGCAACCTGATGTCCGCCGTTTCGGTGAGCGAGGCTGCGCTGGAGCGGGCGGTGGAGCACTTGCTCACCGGGCGCCAGGACATCAAGCTCATGCCGGGGTCGAACCCGGATGTGGCGCGCGAGGTGCTGGGCCTGGGCGAGTCCAAGCCCGGCAAGCCGGCGTTCAGCCGTGCCGGTGGCGCGCGGCTGATGTCGTCGGCATCGGTGCAGTCGGTGGTGGATGCCGTGGTGTCGCGCTGGGCGCAGCGCCCGTCCATCGTGGTGGTGCAGTCGATGCAGGATCCACGCGTGCCTGAAGCCGTGCGCGACGAGGACGCTGCGCAGCGCGAGGCTGGCGCGACCGGCTCGCCGGATGGGTTCTTTTACGACGGCGTGGTGTACCTGGTGGCCGACGGCATCGCGTCGCCCCGCCAGGCGATGGAGGCGTTGTTCCACGAAGTGCTGGGCCATTACGGGCTGCGCGCCGTTTTTGGCGATGCCCTGAACGGCATCCTCGACCAGATTGGCCTGGCGCGGCCCGACCTGATGCGACCCAAGGCGGCGCAGTACGGCAAGGTGCTGACGTTGGCCGCCTCGCGCGAGCGGGTCAACAGCCTGCGCCGGCAGGCGGGCATGGAGCCGCTGTCGGGCGCCGCGTTGGAGTCAGCCGCTGTGGCCTTGCTGCGCCGCGAGCGGCGCGAGGTGGCCGAGGAAATCCTTGCCGACATGGCCAAGGCCCAGCCCGAACTGGGCTTCGTGAAGCGCGCCGTGGCCGCCTTGCGCACCTGGCTGCGCCAGAACGTGCCCGGCCTCGAGGGCCTGCGCCTGACGGACGCCGAGATCATCCGCAGCTACATCCTGCCGGCGCGGGGGTGGGTGGAGCGGGGCGCGATGGGGGCGAACGCTGACGGCGCGCGCACGCCGGCCGTGGCGCTGAGCCGTTCGGCCACCAAGAGCGTCACCGCCAACATCGACCGCGGCTTGCGCGCGCTGGCCGAGGCCGTCACCGGCAAGACCACCGTTCACCGCGCCATGTTCCGCAGCGGCATGGGGTGGGTGGACTTCGTGTGGGGCGACGAGGGTAAGGTCAAGTCGTCTGGCAGAACCGTCGGAGGCCGCGGCCTGTCACACATCATCGAGGCCCGCATGCGTAAGGACGGGCTCACTGAGGCCGAGGCTCTGCGGGTTCTGGCGGAGATGGTTCGCGCGGTTGCTTCCGGCGCCGAGACCAAGCGAGTCGAATCGAATTCATCGACCTCGGTGAAGATCGAGCACGATGGCTATCGGGTCGGGCTGGTGAAGAACCCCGGGTCAAATGCCTGGATCATCACCGCATTCGAGATCGACCCAGATGCGCGCCCGGCCGGTTATGCTGCCGCTGCGCCTACGCAATCCGCCGCTTCGCTCTCCCGCGATGGAATGGGGGCTGGGTCGTTGGCCTCCGATGCCGTCCCCCCATCACTGGGCGGGGCTACGCGCCGGGACTCTACGCAGAGAGGCAGCCCAGCGGGAGCGGAAAGCCCCGCCAGTATGGCAGAGCCTGGCGATGACGGCAACGCCACGCCCATGTTCAGCCGCAATTCCATCGGCCCCACCCCCCCGCCGCAGCCCGGCCCGGTGCAGCGCAACCGCTGGCACGCCCTGAAGCAGCGGGTGATGAACCTCACCAGCATGGAGGGCTGGGACGCGCTGCGCTACAAGCTGCAGGACCGCTTCATCGACCTGAAGCGCGTTCAGGAGCGCATCCAGGCCCTGGGCGGCACGATCAGCGACCTGAACGACGCCTACCTGGGCGAGGAGCTGTTCCACAAGCGGCTGGCCACGCGTACCGAGGACTTTCTGGCCAACGAGTTCCGGCCGCTGTTGCAGGACATGAAGACGCGCGGCGTGGATCTCGAGACGCTGGAGCGCTTTCTGCACGCCCGCCACGCGCCCGAGGCCAATGCCGCGATGGCGCAGCGCAACCCCAGCCGGGCCGAGCTGGACGCGCTGGAGCTGCAGGCCGAGGCTGAACTGAAGGCCGTACGGGTGCTGCTGCAGCGCGCCATGGCCCAAGGCACCGCCACACAGGCCCTTGAGCAGGCCGTCGCCCAGCACCAGGAGCGCCTGGCCGGGGTGCGGCGCATGCAGCCGTTTCCTGGCACCGAGGACGAGCGCCTGTCGCTCTCAGGCATGAGCGACGCCGAGGCGGCGGCCGTCATGGCCGCACTGACGCCGGCGCAGCGTTCCGACCTGGACGCCCTGGCGGCCCAGGTGGACGGCATCAACGCCAAGACCCTGGAATCGCTGGAGCGCTACGGCTTGGTCAACCGGCAGACCGCCGACGCCTGGCGGGCGCAGTACCAGCACTACATCCCGCTGCACCGCGACGAGGCCCACCCGGACAGCCAAAGCCACCCGATTGGCCAAGGCTTCAACGTGCGCGGCTCAGGCGTGCGCGAGCGCGTGGGCAGCAACCAGCGCGTCACCAACATCCTGGCGCACATTGCCATGCAGCGCGAGGCGGCGCTGACGCGGGGCGAGAAGAACCTCGTGCTGCAGCGTCTGTACCTGCTGGTGGGGCAGAACCCGCTGCGCGACTTCTGGCGTATCGGCAGCCCGCCCATGCGCAAGTACCTCGACCCGGTGACGGGCACGGTGCGGCGCGAGATGGACGGCACCTACCGCAAAGACCCCAACGTCGTGACGCTGCGCATCGGCGGCAAGGACGTCAGCATCATCTTCGACCAGCGCAACCCGCAGGCGGTGCGGCTGGCCACGGCGGTGAAGTCCGCAGACATCGGAGAGCTGGGCTGGGTGACGCGGACGGTGTCCGTGGGCACGCGCTGGTTTGCCAGCGTCAACACCCAATACAACCCGATCTTTGGCATCGTCAACTTCATGCGCGACGTGGGAAGCGCCGCGCTCAACCTGAGCACCACGCCGCTGGCCGGCAAGGAGCGGCAGGTACTGGCCGGCGTGCATCACGCGATGCGCGCGGTGTACCGCCAGGAGCGCGGCAAGGGCGCGGCGAACCCCGTCAATGCCCGCTGGGTTGCGCTGTGGCGCGACCTTGAGGAGGTGGGCGGCACCACCGGTTTCCGAGACCTGTTTGCCGACATCGAGGACCGCGCCAAGGCGCTGACCAAGGAGGTCGCAGCGCTGGAGCGCGGGCAGGTGTCGAGGGTGGCGCACGCATTCGTCGACTGGCTGAGCGACTACAACGAGTCGATGGAGAACGCCGTCCGCGTCGCCGCCTACAAGGTCGCACTGGACGAGGGCATGAGCAGGGAGCGCGCGGCCAGCCTGGCCAAGAACCTGACGGTCAACTTCAACCGCAAGGGCCAGAAGACTCGCGACATCAATGCCTGGTACGCGTTCTTCAATGCGGCCGTGCAGGGCACCGCGCGCATGGTCGAGACGCTGACGGGACCAGCCGGCCGCAAGATTATGGCCGGCGGTGTGGCGCTGGGCGCCATCAACACGCTGGTAGGCATGGCAGTCATGGGTGGCTTTGATGACGACGACGAGGACGACGACAACTGGAGCAAGATCCCGGACTTCGTCAAGGAGCGAAGCCTCATCATCCCGGTGTCCGGCAAGGACTACATCGCGCTGCCCCTGCCGCTGGGCTTCAACTTCCTGCCCAACATCGGGCGGCTGTCGGTGGAGTTCGCGCTGGGCGGCAGCGACAAGACCGCCGGCAAGCAGTTGGGCGCGCTGATGGGGGTGCTGCTGGATGCGTTCAACCCGCTGGGGGGAGCTCAGCCACCGGCTCAGTTGGTTGCCCCAACTGTGGTCGACCCAGTTGTGGCGCTGCTCGACAACAAGGACTGGACGGGGCGGCCGATCTACCGAGAGGACCGCAGTCCGCTTGATCCACAGCCCGGCACCGCACTGACCAAGGACACCGCCAGCCCGGTGGGCAAGGGCTTGGCGACGGCGATCAACGCCGTGACCGGCGGCACGAAGTACCAGCCTGGCGCCTGGAGCCCGACGCCCGACCAGATCGACTATGTGATCGGGCAGCTTCTGGGCGGTGTCTGGCGTGAAACGTCCAAGTTGATGACGACGGTTGCGAGCCCCGTGACCGGGGACGAGCTGCCGCTCTACAAGGTGCCACTGATCGGGCGCCTGGCGGGCACCACGCGCGGCACCGCAGGGCAGAGCGACCAGTTCTACGAGAACGTCAAGGCGATCAACCAAGTCGAGAACGAGCTCAGGGGCCGCGCGCGCAACCAGGAGGACGTCGACGGCTTCCGGCGCGCCGAGCCGTTGGCCGCACTGGCCGGCGCCGCCGATCGGTACAGCCGCCGTGTCAGCGAGCTGCGCCAACTGCGCCGCGACCTTGCCACGCAGAAGCCCGAGGGCTACCGCGACCGCATGCGCGAGGTTGACGAGCAGATCGCCGAGACCATGCGCGACCTGAACTCACGGGTCCGGGTGATTCAGCGCCAAAGAGTGATTCGGTCGGAGGCGGTGACGCAGTAGGAGCCGATCGCCCCGGCCGACATCAGGCCTCAGGCTTCTTTTCCGCGCCTGACCGTCCCCTGGTCTTGGTCAGGAAAGAGGCTACCAAGCCGGCCAGCGTGCCGCCCCCGATGATGCTGGCCGTCAGTTCGCGGCCACTCAAGGCCAAGTACACCGCACACCCCAGGCCGCCAGTTGCAATTACAAGGGCGAACACGAGGCTGAGCAGACGCTCCACGAAGACGAAGGTATTGACCCGCCTGATCTCGTCGCGACGGTGTCGGGATTCGGCCTCGGTCTGGTCGAAGACCCAGTCGACGCGGTGCGGCGCGATCTGCTGCAGCTTCTCGATCTGCTCGATCGGCAGGATCGGTGCGTCTGTCGTGGTAGACGACACCGCGACCTCGTTGCCCCTGGCGCTGAGCCGCGTGTGCCTACTTGCCATGCCGCGCCAGTTCCTTGGTCGCAGTCTTGCGCAGATCGCCGCCAATCTTGGCCATGTCGCCAACGACGCGATCGAGGTCGCGCGCTTGGTCTCCACGGCGCGGCCGAACATAGTCCCGCCCTGGGTCCATTGGCCACTGAAGCGCTGTACCTGCGTTGGCCAGCCAGCGAAAGATCAACTTGCTCATGTCTGCGGCAATCCGGTGCTTGCTGATGACTGTCGCAATCTCAATGGAGATGTCGAGTGTCGCACGCTGTCGCGGGTCAAAAGCTGCGGAATACCCGTGCCGCCAGGAGAACTTTGCGGATTGCCGAAGCCGCGCTTTTGTGGTCACTCTGGCAACGGGCCGGTGTAAATTCCGGTGTAAATCAGGGTCTGATGCCTATCAATTTTCGGCCTTCAAGACGCTGTTTTCTATAGGTAGCCAACGTCAGAAACCTGCGTTCACACGGCAGGGGTCGCAGGTTCGAACCCTGCACCGCCCACCAAAGAAATCAACGACTTACGGCGGCCCTCCGGGGCCGTTTCTGTTTCTGGTGTAAATCTGCGGCGTAAATCGCGGCCTGGGTTCCGAGCTTTTCCAGCGCCTTGCGCTGGGGTTCCACCATCACGTGCGCGTAGCGCTCGGTGGTTTTCACCGACGTGTGGCCGAGGATCTCGCGCACCACGTGCAACTCCACGCCCAGCTGCAGCAGCACGGTGGCACATGAGTGGCGCAGGTCATGGAAGTGCACCTCGGGCATGCCGGCTTTCTCGCGGGCGCGGCGGAAACCTGACTTCACCCCCTCGAAGTTGATGGCCAGCGGCAGCCGCTCCAGCCACGGGCGCAGGGCAGGGACGATGGGCACCTCGCGGTAGCGCAGCGTCTTGGTGTTGCCGGCCGGTATGCGCAGCACGTCGCCGTGGATGTGGGCGCGTTCGATCTTGCACACCTCGCCGCGACGGCAGCCGGTCAGCATGGCCACCCAGATGGCGGTGCGCACCTGCTCGCTGGCGCACTCGGCCAGCTGGTGCACCTGCTCCATGGTCAGGTAGACGGTGCGCTGGTTGTTCTCGGGCAGTCGCTTGACCAGGCCGCTGTAGTCCACCGGCGTGCGTCCGCGCTGCCAGGCGTCGGCCAGCGCCTTCTTCAAGGCGCCCAGGCTGCGGTTGATGGTGGCCGGCGCATAGGCTGTCTGCAGGTCGCTGACGATGGCGGCAGCCACCTCGCGCACCTCGCTGGCGCGGCGGCCTTCAATCCAGCGCCCG